GTAGGCACGCCCGGCAATACCCATCGTCAGGTTATCGCCGAGGTCACTGGCGAAGCCGATGGCACGCTGTCCAGCGTACTTCAGGAAGTTACCGATGCCACCTTCGCCACGCTCATCTTCAGGGATGTAGAGGGGTGTACCCTCGAAGTCTCCGAAGCGTTCACCGAGCACGCGCTCATCGTAGTCGTCAGCCGTCTGGTCAGCGATGGACATACCGGCAGCCAGAGCGCCGCCGCCTTTCACCACCTTGCTGCGGTTGAGCAGGTTACGTGCGCCGCCCTGCTGGGCAACATATCTGGGGATAGCACCACGGAGGCCGGGAGCGTTAGCTGCGGTACGTCCTCCGCCTGCGATACGTTGAGAGGAACGGATGTAGTCGGGACGGACAGCGCCGCCGTTAGCCATCTTCCTGACTGGCCCACCATCAGCGGAGTACATCAGGTTCATGTTATCGGTGTTGCCCTGCATACCCATCGAGGAGGCTTGTGCTCCTTGGGTCATGTCCTCAATGGCCGCTTCGTTGGCCTGTACTGGGGAGGCAGGGCTGTCCATCGACCCACCGCCGAAGCCAGCATTGTCCTTGAAGTTCTGCCACAGTTTCTTCGGCTTGAAGAAGTCACCGAGCTTGAACCCGTAGGGGTCTTGGTTCGCCTCGAACTGGGTGAAGTCTCGAGGAGACAGTCCCTTCTCCGCACGGACCCTGTTGATGTCCATTTGCTTGCCTTCAATCGCCATCGCACCCAGCTTGTTCTGCTGGTCGAGTGCTCGATCAATCTTCTTGTCGCGGAGCGTCTGACGACGGTGGGAAATACCCCCTTGCAGTCCCTCAACGAATCCGCCCAGTGCTGAATTGCCCGCCATTAGATCGCTCCTCTGCGCTGTTGTGACGCAGGTGTGTGGTACTTCTCGAGCAGCTTATCGAAGAACTCCTCGCCCTTCGCCCGTACAACGTCTGCCGGGATGACATACTCGTCTTGTGACAGCATGGCCGGGACACGGTCATCCACGCCCGAACCATCGCCCGGCCCAGCGACCGGCCCATCAGCCGTGTACGGCGCTGCCGGACCACCGACAGGGTTCTCGACGTTACCGCCGTCTGCCATGAACATGCCAGCGATACCGCCGATGCCTTGGAGCATACCGGCTGTCTGCTGCTGTTGCGCGTTCCAGTTTGCCATCTGGTTCTGGAAGCCCATGTTCTGAATGTTGGCGCTCTGACCGTAGCCCGACAGAGCTGCGTTCGAGAAGCCAAGGCTGGACTGGACAGCGTTCGCGCCACTGGCGGTCGTGTTCAGGGCGTTACCCTGTGCAGCGGAGCCAGCGTTGACGGCTTGACCGTAGAAGCCAGCGGCGTTGGACAGTGCGCCACGGCCAAGGTTGATGACGTCAGACTGCAAGGCGCGGCCTACGTCTTCGACACGGCGGTCAGCCTGCGTAGCAGCACCGGCCATTGCAGCAGCCTGTGCGGTACGTACGCCAACGTCCAGCGCAGCGTTGCGGGTCTGCGAAGGATCGACACCGTAGGACTCGAGCCGCTGAAGTGCGTTGCGGCGCTGTGCGTCGAACTGGGTATTGACATCGGCAAGGGCGCGGGCGCGTTCCTGTGCGCGGCGCTCTGGCGTGTCGTAGTTCTTGGCTTCTTCTGCCCACTGGTTCTCGAAGGGGCGGAACATTTCTTCGTAACGCTGGCGGTCAGCCTGTGCAGTCGTGAACTGCTCGCGCATCGCTGGGAGCTGAACGTCAAGAACCTGCTGTAGCAGGTCTCGGTTCAGTGCATCTTGTTCTCTGGCCCAGTCAAGCTGCTCTCGGGCAGTCTGCTGGTTCATTCGCGCTACCGCTTCTGACGCTTCGGCTGTCGGTCCAAGGTCAGGCGGTGCCGGGGGCGAGCTGCAACACATGTCTCAATCCTCTAACTTCTTTGAGAAGTACTCCGCCACCATCCGGTAGCCGCGCTTCTCCAAAAACGGGCGGATGTCCGGGCCGCCCACTGGGGACTTACTGGTCATGCCTACGTATGAGCAGTTCAGCTGGCGCAGGCCATATTCCGCGAAATTCAACAACTTCGGGGCCAGTCCTAGTCCCCGAGCCTCCGGTTTTATGTATAGGCAGTCCTCACGGGCTGTGTACACACGTTGGGTATGGAGGTCCCGAAAGACATGGTACTGGATATAACCCACCAATTCCATAGCTTTGCGTACAGTGAATACAACATAGTTCCCAGTTTCTTCAAGCTGGAACAGTCTAGCGTAGTCAGGGTCGTAGGGATCGTCGAGGTATTCTTCCTCGGTCTCTGCATAATGCGCTTGGTGAAGGGGGGCAATCTCGTCAAGGCACTCAGACATCCGCTCGATGCCGATGCTGACGTCGCCGTCAATGAACGGCTGGATAGCTCTATATTTCATTTGAACATTTTCGTCAGGTCGTTCCAGAACAGTTTCAGGAATGTAGTAACAGCAGTAAGGACAAGCAATATAGCACCAACGGTCCCTCGATACCGCTCAAGGTCTTTCTCCATTGCATCGAGTTTGTCCTCGATCCTCTGCATCCGACCCTTCCGCTCTGACGCGATCTGGTCGATGTGCTCAACCTTTGCCTCAATTTTTGCGACTCTCTCATGGAGTTCGACATCTGTTTCATGGATCACTGTCCCGCCTGCCGTTCAAGATACTCGAGGAACTTGCCCGAGAACGCATCAACCTTTTCCTCGATCCGTTCTTGACCTGCCTCTAGGGTTTCAAGTTTAGTCGAGTTGGCAACAACCGTAGGGTGAACACCTGCATCTGGTGCAAGCTCTCCCATACGCCTCTCAACTTCCGTGTTGATCCAGTACGAGCCTACCGTCCCAAACACAGCTAGGAAGGCTAGATACTCACCAATCTTTTTGGCAAGGGACTTGGTAGACTCTGGGATCACTTATATTTCTCCAATGATATAAGGGCTTCTTGCGCGAACTGACGCTGCTCAGCCTCGTACTGTGCCTGCTCTTGAGCAATCTGATTGGCGCGTGCGGCATCGCGCTTACGCTGTTCTTCAAGCTCTTGGAGGCGGGAGGCCATAGCGCCGTGTTCTTCGGCGGAGACCAGTTCGTGATGCTGGATTTGTTGCTGTGCATATACCGCAGTTTCGTCAACCTGCGGGATAGCTGCGAGGCGTTGCTCCAACTCGTTTACACGGGCGAGCAGTCTGTCGTAGTTGTCGTTTTTCGGCGCTTCATATACCGCAACTTGCTTGCGCTCATTGCCGAACTCGAAACTTACACCGACCTTCACGACACTCTCGCCACCGGCACGGGCGAATCCGGCCTTCAGCGCCACACCATCTTCGTTCATGTAGGCGTAGCCGAGGCCGACACCAGAGGTTCCGTGGACTCGTGAGCCAGTAGCCGTGATTCGATGTCCACGGTCTTGCGGCAGATCAATGTCGAGAGCAGAAACAGCGGCCATGTAATCAGTGAACCTACCAAAGCGGTAGGTCTCGATGATCTCATTGACGCGGTTGTAATCGACGACGCCCGGCTCACCTTGCGGCCCCGGTGGGCCTTGTGGTCCCGGCGGGCCTTGCTCACCCGGCGGGCCTTGCTCACCCGGAGGACCGGCTGGCCCCGGAGGACCGGCTGGCCCCGGAGGACCAGCTGGGCCGGGTTCACCGCACCCTACTTCCACAAATACGGGATGGTCACACTCACCATCACCGTTCCCGGTGGCGAAAGCAGGGGCCGTAAGCAGAGCAGCTGTTAGGAGAAGCCACCTCATATCACTTCATCCAGCTCGGCATCGAGTTCGTCGAGGAGGTCAGCGTCGGCTTCGTAATCCTCAACCTCTACCTTCTTGGTGGGGTCGAATACGTCCAACGTGGCTTCCTCTACCTCATCGGGCAGAGGGGTGAAGTCTTCATCTTCGGAGACAGCTGGTTCAGCTACCTCCATGATGAGGTCTTGCGCTGAGACGTCACCGCCTCCAACGATCTTGGCCTCGAAGTCCTTGACGAGTTTTGCGAGCTTCTCGTCGATCACTTCGAGTGACGTTGTGTGGACAGAGTTGACCAGCACGCCTGCCTGCTTGATGGTGTCTGCCAGCTCGGGCAGGTGACGCTGTCTGACTACTGCTGCTACAGCTGTGAGAAGCTGATTAACCGCTTGGTGTGTTTTCATTTCCGTTTCCTTTAACGTCTTGATCCCGTAGACCGGGTGCTTGAATCTTCGCCGCGTTCTTGTGGCGGATGCCGTAGATTGCGAGGAAGATGGTTACAGTCAGACCGACTGCCCAGTATGGCATCTTCGCCAGATACTCGAAGCCGATCAGAATGTGATCTTGTACACGTGGTATGAACGCGCCCACGTACGGCAGGAGGACGACGGCCAGAACGACCTCATCCTTCAGCGACTCACGCTGCATGTTGACGTAGGTCTGTTCCCATGTCTGCACGTGCTGTTGCTGGGCGATAGCGGCCTGCACCTTCGCGTTGGCGAGGTCGATCTTGCCTTTGAGTTGGGCCATCTTCAGCTCTTGCTTGAGCTTCTGACGTTCCTTGAAGTACTCGCCAGCGATCTCGCCAAGCCCGAAAAGTGATTTCAACCAGTTCATGTGTCGTCGCCTGCTAGGTAGTCTGCTAGTCGTAGGAGCCACTTGGCCCCACGGTTGTTCCATCCATGTGCGTATTTTGCCTGAGAATGGTCTCGAGATACAATCTTTCCGTACAGCTGAAGACGATACGCAGCTACTCGCTGGTAGATTGCCAACAGGTTTACGGAAGTGACTTGATCTAGGGTCTTGGGGCCTATGACGCCGTCCTGCTTGGCTCCCACGGCTCGTTGTACCCATTTCGAGGCGGCTTTCACGCCATGATTGACTCCACAGTCAACGACCATCGGCATAAGGAGAGGCGGAAGCTGGTCGAAACGTGGGGCTTTAACGTACATCTCCTCGTAGAAGGCCCGCGCCTCCTGCTCGGTAATAGCCTTGATGTCGTCAGCCGTGACACTCGTCCAGTCGCCACGGTAGTCCTGCCACGCTTTCAGGGTGATGCCCCACTTCGTAGGGCCACCCCGGTCAACCGGATCGTTGGTGTATGTATCCCAACCTTCCGCCTTCATTATGTCCGTGATGATCTGGTCAATCATCGTCTTCCTCGGGTTCCGGTGGCGGCGAAAGCCTGCCTTCTTCGGCTTTCTGCGATTCTTCCATCACCTGTCGTGGGACGAGTGCGAAGTCACCGTTCAGGATCGCGGCGGCGATGTTGTTGAGGATCATTGCGCCGTCAACGTGCTTCATGGGTACCATGATGCGATCGTCGTCACGGTTAGTCAGTGCCATTGCCGCCTTCATTGCTGCGGCGAGGTGTTCAGTCGTGAGATTCATGCTGCTTTTTCCTTTCGTTCAGGGAGGGGTGGTATTTCCTTACCTTCCGGCCAATCAGTAAGCATGTCCGGTAGGTGGTACGCTTTAATCCAGCCATACGTAATACACATACGCTGGCCTTTCTCGACACATTCTACTGCGTGCGGGACAGCTGAGTCAAAGGCCATCAGCTCGCCGAGGTGCATCGGGCAGTCCTTATCGTCCACCTTCCACATCCCGCCTTCCTCTGGCTCGATCAAAAGCAAGTTGGCACGGAAGTGGGCGGGGCCGAAGTGGGCGTCGGTATGGTTCCGGGTGTCACTGTCTGCGCTGTGCAGGGTGATCTTTACGTTCGATGCCGGACGCGGGCAGTCATGGAGGTCGTACTTATCCATGATCCGCTTCTCGATGTCGTAGATAGCCTGCGGCACATTGTCTCGCAGGTGTACCCAGAACGAACGACGGACGCCCTTACACCGCCTTGTCAAAAGGGTAGTTCGCAGTACGCCCTTCCGGTTGGGCATAGTCCATGAACGTATCTGCATCTTTTGATAGATTTCTGGGCTTAGGACCCAGTCCACAATAGTTTGGATTTCCTTCTCCGTGGCGAAGCCGGGCGTCATCTCGGGCCATCGTGTAGATTTTGAAGTCGTCACCGTATATCTCCTCTATTTCCTTTTGGATTTGGGGGTCGAGCATGGCTTCAGCACCCCACTCTCGGGTGTGCGCTCTCGATCTCCCCTTGCCGCGATAGTCTGCCTTTGACCTGTTGATGAGGGGTATCTCTGGGAACTGATACCCCCCGCATCGGTCGAGCAAGAACCGCAGCTCCTCATCGTAGTTGTCGAAGCACAGGGGCTTGACGATGTAGTCGCCCTTGTACTGGAACCACAGGTGTTGAGGGCGGCCTACAATCTGGTGGGTGAAGTATTCAGACTTGCCGGGGTACTGTCTCTTGCGCTGAAGGAACTGCTCGGCGGTCAGACCAGCTGGCCCCCAGTCTCCACGTATGTTCGTATGGAAGTATCCACTGACGAACCGTTCGTAGGGGCTTCTGATGAACGCATAGACATCGTACTCGTACACCTGTTCTTCGGTCAGCACACCTTTATCGACCAGACTCTCGAGGTCGGCGTGACGCCATGTGATCGAGAGTGGGTCCGGGTCAGGTGGCAGGTTGACACCCGCCATATCCCAACCCGGCGCACTGCTCAGGTGATCTTGTTCGTAGTCCCAGTGAACTCCGAGCCGAAGAAGAATCTGCGCTGTCGTCGATCCTGTTTTCGTCACTCGGAGGAAGACGAACTTCCTGCTGTGAGAGACGATCATTTGCCGGTAGCCTTACCAGAACTGGTTTCAGTATCCAGCCAGATAGTACAAGATACTTCAACCGTACCAGTACCAATCCTGATCTGCGCGTCACCTGTTACGTTGTACGCAGTAGACGGTGATGCTGACTCGGCGAGTGTAATGTCGGCGTAGTAGGGAGAAGTACTGGTCATGTTGAACCACGTATTCACCGCGTTACCTGACAGCTGGCCTGTGTCGCCAGTGAGGTTCGTGTACCGAGCCTGCCAGCTCTCTGCGTCAGCGTCGGTATGTGGCACGATCCAGTTCGTAGAGTCTGACAGCTGCACCAGAGTGCCAGCAGAGTTATGGTACCAGACCTCACCTTCGCGGGTAGCGTGACCGCCGCCATAAATACGGATAGACACACTACCGATGTCTTGGTTGCCACCCGCCTGAATTTCTCGCGGCGTACCGACACCAAGGTCTAGCGTATAGCCGGAGCCGCCGCCACCGCCCTGTGAGTAGAACCCGCCAGCGAGCATACCCATCTTCTGAAGGTACCAGCGCCAATTTAGCCAGTCGGCAATCTTGATGCCGCTGTATTTATGCGGCGTCCAGATGTCAACCGGAGCCGTAAGAAGTCGTGATTTCGTAATGATGTTAGCCATGATTATTTACCTACTGCTTTCTTCTCGTCTGTTTCAGCAGACATGTCAAAGTTAGTTGAATACTCTGCCGGGCCAGACGACCCGGTGCGTAGTTCCAACTGCCCAAAAACTGAATACTGGATTGAAGGCCCAGTGGGATCGTTCAAGATCAGGTTCGCGTATGGGGTTGCAGACAGCTGCACCCATGTCTCGTTCGCGTTGCCGCCGAGCTGAGCTGTGTCACCAGTGATGTTGGCGAACCGCACCCACCAGTCTTCTGCGTCAGCAAGTTCAACAGGTCTAATCCAGTTGTCGGCGGGGGCGAACTGGACGAGGTTGCCAAGGTTGTTGTTGGCCCATATCTCGCCCTTCCTCGCGCCGCCGAGTGTACCGTACACACGAATAACAGCAGAGCCGTTGTAAGGGTCTACCTGTGAGTAGACATCACCAGCACCGCCGAGATCGCCGAGGGTAATCTCATCCGCATAATCCGAGCGGAGCGACGGAGAGGTGCAGACTTTGAACATTCCACTAAACATTATTTGCAATCCTGTATGACTGATCCCCACCAAGTCGTGCCGCCATTCCACGTACTGAAGTGGTAGATGTCGATGGCGTCAGCCGTGGCGGTCATCGTAGGTGCCGTACCGCCCGGCCACTCGAAGGTACCACCAGCCCACGTGATCGTTCGTGCTGCCGTAGTATCCTGCTGTACCTTGACGATCATCTCGCCGTAGGTGCTCGCTGGCGGCCCACCCGAGAGGGTCACTGTAACATTACCTGTGGCTGCCTCCAAGTCCAGTTCCCACGCCTGAGCGGTGCTGTACGTCAGGGTGGCAGCGTTGGCGCTGATCGTGGCACTGCCCGAGGTAATGGAGTAATCGTTAATCTTGGGCGTCGTGAGTGTGCTATCGCCCATCGTGATGTTTCCAACTTGGGTGATGGCACCAGTGTCGTCAATTTTGAACAGGACAGATGTATCTGTCCCCTTCCAGATTACGAACTCCGAGGTGTCTGAGAATCCGAGGTACCCCTTGAGGGTAGCGTCGTCGTTACGAAACCCAATACCAGCAGCGCCAGTAGTACCGTTGCGACGGACTACAAAGTCGCCAACAGTATCGCACTGAAGTGTCCAGTTGCCGGTGATCGTTTCGTTGTCGGCTGTCTTGGCTACAGCTCCGTCCAAGGCGGCGATGTCAACACCGTCCACCGTGCCGGTAACAGTTATGTTACCAGTTACGTCGATGCCGTTCGAGAAGTCACAGTTAGGAGTAATACCTACAGCGGTACCACCAGCAAACAGGCGTACTCCCCAGCCACCGCCACTATGCAGAAGCCCAAAATCTTGTGCATCATTGTGATAGACATATCCCTGAATAGTGCCAGCGCTGTTATAGACACGCATACCACCAGCGCCGGATACTCCGCTTCGTATGCCTACATACTGGCTAGTGTCCCCACGAACTTCGTTAGTCTCAAAACGAGTTCTCCAATCAACCGTCGTCGCAGTTGTTGACCACGGGGTGTAGTGCCAAGCCGTATGTACTGGCGGTGCTGTGCCGGTGCTGCCTTTGAATGCAAGCCCGCGAGAAGCAGTACGTGGCACGACGAGGAAAGACCGAACATCTGAAGCCGATCCCATGACGAGAATAGGGTCATAGGTCATCCCTGACGGCCCGTTGGTCATATTACCAAAGGCACCGTAGACACCTTCGTTCCAGTTGGACGAACCAGCCATCTCCTGCACGGCAGCGAAACGGTTGTACTGCACCATGTTACGTTTGACAGTGCTGCTGTACATACCAGTCGGATGCAGGTTGGCAACGTCGATACCATCCACCGTGCCGGTAACAGTTATGTTACCAGTGACGTCGATGCCCGCGCTGAAGTCGTGGTTGATCTTTGACGTTATGGCGGTGCTTGTAGTCGAAAAAGTATTCGAGCCGTTAGCAACGAGGTTCAGAGTGCTGCCCGTGACGCAGAGGCCGTAAGTCGTACTGTACAGGGCAAGATGTTTCGACAGATCGGTAACGCTCGCAGCCACGGTAGAGCCGCACGTAATACCGTTCGTAACATCCACCCCGTTCAGCGCATCAAGGTTTCCGTTTATCGTGGTCGTAGTTGACCCGATTGTCATGTAGCTCGGAGAGGCATCTACATCGCGGAAGTAGTGAGTCGCGGCATCGTAATAGATGGTGTTGGGCTGCGTGGCGTGTGACCCGCCGTATATCTCTATGTTTCCGCCGGTAGCAGCTGTACCGCCGTATATCCGCAGACCATCTGTGGTCGAGTCGCGCTCAACGCTGTTGCCGTTTATTGTTACGCCTGACGATGAGACGTTACCAGTGGCGGTGATGCTGCCAGTTACAGCGAGCGTCGTACCGTTGTATGTCAGTCCTGACGTACCCTCGATGACTGCTGAAGATGTCCATACAGCGATCTGATCGTTGAGTGGCGTGCCAGTATTGCTGACATTACCGCCGCCGGTAGCCGTCGAAGTAGCATAGGTCCCAAACCACGTAGTACCACCGTTGACTGTGAACAGGTGTACCAGATCGTAGTCGTCGTTGGTCGTCGTCAGGCTGGGAGCACCACCGCCCATCCACACGACCGATACCGGCCACGTAATGTCATAGGCCGGAGTACCCATCTGGATGAGGAGGTTCACCTCGCCGTAGGTACCGGACGCCGGGGGGTTGCTCAGTGTCAGGGTGACGGCAGCGGTGGCTGGGTCCATGTCAATATAGACCGAGTTACCCAGCGTGCAGTTGACCGTGACGGCGTTGGCGCTAACCGTGGCTGTCTGGTGGGTAATACCGTAATCTTCAAGAACCGGAGTGCGGATGTCGTTGTCGCCCATCACCAATGGGTTCGACAGGTTTACTACACCTGTCAGGCCAGAGATGTTCCAGTCAACGATGTCTACTGAACCGCCATTGAACGTCGTGTTGAGGTCCGGCGTAGTAGATACAACATGGTTGACCCATGCCGTGTTTGCGGAATTCCTTTGTCGATAGAACTCACCTGCAAGAATGTCAAGCCCCATATTGACCTGAAAATTCACATTGCCGGTGAGCTGTAGATTACTGCCAGTGTTGGCAAACGACGCCAGATTGATTGCGCCAGCATTCTCAGAATAAATCCTGAGTACCCCATCCTGAGCATCACCTCGAAGGGTCGAACTCTCGCCAATGGTTAGGATCGTCTGCCCATTGATCTTCGAGTTGATTATCGTATTACCGGAAGCCGATAATGTGCCGGTAGTGACGAGGTTCTGGGTGGCGTTCGTCCAGTCTATGTGCTCGTTGGCAACATAGTTGGTCAGGTTGTTGTGGTCAGTGATCTCGAAGATGGCGTTGGACGAGTTCTTCGAGTACAGCTTCTCGTCCAGCGTATTGATAGCCAGCTCGCCCTGTTGGAGCTGACCTGCTGTTGGAGCACCTGTAGTACTTCTTCGTTTGAGGATTATTGTGTTTGCCACGCCTGCACCTTAGAACGTGCCGCCGTCGAAGGTCGTATTATGCAGATAGCTGGGGACTACGGCAAGTACGGCAGACGCTCCGGCGTCCACCTCGGCCTGTGTAGCGATCTCGATAATACCGGCTACGGTCTCAGATGCGGTGGGGTGTTCAGTACCTACTACGATGTCCCAGTCAGACTCGAGAGCAGCATCGGAAGAAGTGTTGTTGGCGATCAGGATGTCACCGGGGTTCACCGGGGTGGTGAAGAACGTACCTGCCACCGAGACGTAGTAGACGTCACCGATGGAGATTACAGGCGAACCAGTGTCCAGCGCCGGGGTGTTGGTCGAGGCGTTGTACAGCCCCTTGTAGGTCATCTCACTGGCGGAGACAGCATCGACGTATGCCTTGACCGACTGCTGTGTCGGTACGTGAACGGCTGAGTTCGACGCCATATTGTCTTCGTCGAGGACCCAGTTCCAGTCGGCGACTACCATCGTGTCGTTTTCAGACACGTATTCCGTAGTTGCGTTGGCGAACAGGCCGACCTCGATCTCGTTGATGGCTACACGGCTCTCAGTCGTACCACCGTCCTGAAGGATCAGTTCGTCCGTACCAACTACCGAGGCACCGGCAAGGTCGGTCAGCTCGTTGAAGTCCAGTGCCAGAACACCGCCAGTGGCGGCCAGACCGACACCAGCAAGCGCAGTAGCGAAGTCAGCGCCAGACTCTTTCGCTGCCGTACCCAGAGCACCGCCGTCAAGGAACAGCAGGTAGTCTGTTGCAGGTGCATAGACCGCTTCTGTCGCTTCGGACAGGTCAACATCAACGACCGGATCGGAGGCCGTACCACTGATGTCCGTCAAGATGCCAGCGTTGACACTCGTTACCGTACCGCCACCTACCGCAGCTTCCAGCGCATACGTGCCATACCACGTGGTACCACCGTTCACCGTAAAGAAGTGGAACAGGTCTACAGCATCGTTGGTGGTGCTCAGGGTGGGAGCGCCGCCCTTCCAGTCCACCGATCCCGGCCAGTTGATCGTCCGGGCCGTGGTGCCTTGGATGACTATGAGACTGATCTCGCAGTAGTTGCCTGTAGGCGACGGGTTGCTGAACGTCAGGGTGACAGACTCGGTGGCATTCTCGAGGTCGATGACCGCCGAGTTACCCAACGTGATGTCGAACGTAGCGGTGTCCGGCGACGGCGCAGTACTGATCGACAGCGTGTGGTGCTTGATGCCGTAGTCTTCGAGGATCGGACGGTTAATGTCCTGATCGGCCATACTGACCTGACCAGTCGCCGCTCCCCACAGGCTGATCGGCACACTTGAAATTACCTGCTTCTTCGGTAGCTCATCCGTGGCGTCGTTGAAAACAATCTGGTCGGTAGCGTCAGGAGCGGTATTGGTCAGCTCCGTCGTAGCCAGCGACAGGGTGACGTTGCCAGTGGAGCCAGCATCCGCGCCGTCGATACCGAGACCAGTCGTGATCGTCTGGTTGTCCTGCGCCGGATCGTTCGGCTCAGCGGGATTAGCACCTGTCAGGGTGGCGATCTTCTGGATGCCCGGCCCTGCTACACCGATGAACAGCTCACCAATACCGTTAGGGGAGCCGGATTCAGAAAATGCCAGCTCGCCTTGCGCCAACCCGGTAGGGGTGTTTGTGGTGACTGACCGTTTAATACGGATTGTATTCGCCATTACTATTCCTCGGTCGGGTTAAAAGTACCCACCATCTGTTACCAAGTTTACTGGGGTTTTCTTGAAACTTCCATCACTTGCATCATGGAGCGCCAAATCGTCGATACCGCTGTCAGATACTTCTGTTACAGCTGTACGGTTTGTGATCGAAGACACCTGCACCGTCAATGCTGTCGTGCCTGTGACCTCACCTGTGTGGGGGTGGTCGCTTGTTGGGCCGCCACCGCCGCCCGGTTCCAGCTGGATAGTATTACCAGCAAAATCGTAGGTCAGGACGTAGTTGTCCTCGGCACTGGTAGGAGTCTGGTTCGCGGCGAATATGTACGTCGCCATCCTGAAGTTGCCGGAGAAGTTCTCGATCCTGAAGTTTGATGCAGCTGCACCAGCACCAGCATTGGCGTCGATGATGAAGTCTGCGCCGCTGTAGTCGAACGAGGTGGCCTTGGCTACGCTGCCCAGTTTCCTGAACTCGTTGGTGTCAGCCACCTCGACGTATGGCAGGGAGACATGGGTAGACTGCAAACGAATCGCACCGGAAGATACGATCCTCGCCGTACTGCTCGTGTCATGGTAAAACTCAATGTACTCTGACGGATCAGCCGAGTTCTCCTGTCGGATACGGCCACCGCCTGCGGTACCCTCAACGATGAAGTCGCCGCCTACAAAACCAGTAACCCTCATGTTCTGCGGCGAGACCGTAGCATCCATCAGGATTTCAAAATCGGTGCCGTTGAATCCCAACGTAGTAAAGTAGTTGGTATCGGCAGACTGAATCTCTATCGTCAGAGCGTTACTCAGGGAGTATCCGGCACCGTCAATGTTGCTCAGCCACGGGGTCTGGTTCTCCCCGCCGCCGGTACCTGTGGTCAGGGTGTTGTTGCCCTCCGCGTCAATGATGCCGAGATCAACCAGCTCCTCGAACCGGACGAACGACTTGTTATAGTTGTTGTCGCTCCGCTGGTAAGTGAGCATGGCCGTACGCATCTGCTCCACGGTGTTTTGGAGAGATGGTAGGTCTTGCGTCGGGGCAGGTACCGCCGGGTAGAACCTGTTTGGTTTGGTCGAGAGAGCCATTAGACCATAGCCAGCTGCTTCGGCGTCTCCGCGATCTGCATGGAGTACACCGTGGTGTTACCACGAAGTTCAATCTGCCACAGGTCACTCTTGAAGCCTGTAGGCAACCTGAAGATGTCCTCGCTCGAGATGTTGCGATCGAAGACAACCTTCTTCTGACCGTTCTGGTAGTCCACGTAGATGATGACCCTGACCGTATTGGTCTGGGAACTCAGTACACCTACAGGGAACAGCAGTGAACCACCAAGGGGTTGACGGGTCTCCGCCTCATCCCATCCGGCCACAAGCCCTGTGTTATTGGCCGGAGAACCTCCCAACACCTGTCCGTTAAGCGTGTTCAATCGGGACAGTGCTCCGGGTTGAGTACCGATGGCCGTCATCAGCGAAGTGTTGTACGGTGAATACTTGGCCGTGATCTCGTCACTGAAGTCCACCGAACCTGTAATGAAGTGCAGCCGGGCCGCGCCGAAGTTAATCGGTTTCGGGGTCTGGTACATCTTGCTTTTCCATGTCCACTGCATCCGCTGCTGGGTGTTCTCGCCATCCCACTCCCAGATGCGGTCGTTGGACAGGAGCGACACGTTGCCGGTGTAGCGGTCGGTCTCGATACCCTCGACGTTGGTGAAGCCATCCAGCGGCACGAACCGTGCGGCAGGCTCCTGCGGGTCGAGGACGAACCCGGTGCTTGGGCCATTGAAGGCGATGTACTGCAAGCCTAGTTGTGCTGCATACAACTGGTTGGGGAGCCAGTCTGACCACTCCTCCTTTGTGAACAGGTCTTTGGTAATCACCTGCACGCCGGAGCTGTTAGCGAGCACCAGCCCGTTGATCGACGGATACAGAACACCTGCTGTAGTGCTGACCATCCCTCGGCGGGACAGGCATGGCTCGACAGCGTCGATCTTCTGGGTGGTGAACGAGGCGGGGCTGACGCCCTGACCGAAATAAGGTTGACTTTCAGTGCCGATAACCAAGGTTGAGCCGACAACTCCGAGTGCCACGATGTCGAACTCAGTGGACAGTTCGTACTCCGCAGGCCATGCGTGCGGGCGGTACGGCTCACTGAACAACAGGCGGCGGCCAGCCCAGCCAACGAGGTAGCCGTTCGGCATGGCGATGAAGCCCTCCATCGTAGAGATGGGAGGTGCCCAAGTCGTTGACTCTAGTAGGTTATTCGACGCAACAACGTCGTTGGCGATAGTGTCGTTGTACGTAGTCGTGCCGTAGTTGACCTCATCCACGTAATAGAAGTTGGTCGAGGCGTTGCCCGGCACAGTACGGTAAATCTTGACCACTGCCTGACCTTGGTGGCCTTGGAACGCACGGTTCGCTTCCCCGGAGATGGTCGCATCCATGCCTGAGAGCGCCCACGTGCCCGCAGAAGCCCCTGCAACGACCGTAGCGGGGGAAGGCTGGCTCTCCTCACCAAACTCCGATACGAACGTGTACACGTACGCTCGCGTCTCGTCTGAGCCAGCTGGGGGCGACACGGAAGGCGCATTAGCCGGGCCGGGTACACCGAGCCAGTATGGACCGTTCACCTGCCCTGCCTTGATGTTGGCACCAGAGTTCATCTGGGGGACACCGTCTCCGGCCCAGAAGTATCGGTCCCACGTATCATTCACGAGTGGGGAACGTACAATGTCTACATCACGTGTATCGAACGTGAGGTACGCATCGCTAGGCGTGTTGGGAACTCTGTAGGCACGGCGAACAGGTGTAACGCCACCGCCGGAGAAGTCAGCCTCCTCCACCAGTACGCGGTAGCCACGGAGTTCACCTTGGAGCAGTTTCGTGTTCTTGGCGTCAGACGCCGACATCGGCGGCAGGAGACGTTCAGATACTCGTGGGATTACTCCTTGGAAACCTTCTAGCTTTATGCCAGCCATCGGGCCTCCTTTACTGAGTTACCCAGTTATCGTCCATAGCGCAGTACCACGTGGTACCGCCGTCATCAGTCCAGAGATCGACAAAGTCGATTGCGTTCACGGTGGTGCTGTGTGAAGGCGTTTTGGCAAACTTGTATCCAGTCCAGCTAATCGTCCGAGGGGTGACAGGGTCCTGCGTGAACTTGATACGCAGCGAACCGACCGCGCCGTTGGCCGGAGGGTTGTTAATCACGATACTTGTGATGTTCTCAGACAACGTGACGTTCACGTATGAACCGAGCGAGTAGTCAATCGTCAGTACACCGAGGGAGCTGGATACCGTCTGCTCTGTCACCGACTGGTCAATGAACTCGGCTTGTTTCAGCTGGTTCAAACTCAGGTCGATCGACGAATTCGCAAAGATGAAATCTTCGTTGTTCGTGCAGCTGAGCTGCGGGTTCGTACCGTCATGGATGATCTGCACGTTATGTGAGTCATCACCGTCGTTCACTTGGAACGGGATGCCGCCCGGCACGATTACCGCTACCGTGGCGCTGTTGAATGTGATGGTGCCGCTGACGTCCAGCTCGGCCATGATGTCGTCGCCAGTACACAGTATGGCTGAGCCGCCAGCTGTGGCTCGACTGGTACCGTTTACCGGGACAGCAATCTCATTGCCCGATGCGCCAGCCAGACCACGAAGCGGGACAGCCACGATCTCTCCGGCGAGCATCTGCGTGCTGGCACCAGTCAGTTTCGCATCAGCGACATTATTGCTGCTCATGTTGAGGTCGCCAGTCAGCGTGCCGCCTGTCTTCTGAAGGTACGCCTCCATGATGGTCTTGACGAGCCGCAGTTCGACACGAGTCTCAGTGGCGTTGAACGCTTGGGCCGTAGTGCCGTCAATGCCACGACCGCCTGTGTCCACCGTAAAGGTGTTGATGGCGTCGTTGGCGCTGCACCGAATAATCTCGATGTCACCTGCCGGGTCTTCGAGCGTGATGTAGATGACGTCACCGCCCGTAGGCTGCGGGAAAGCGCTCGAGTCAGCTACCTGAATAGAGGTTGAGCCAGCGGTAATACCGACAGAAAGGGTGGTGCTACAGTTGTTTGCAAACAGGATTGCCATGTCTTACTTCCTCCACCCCACCGGGTACGACCATGCTTGAGCGTCATTATAGCCCTGCTTGGCCTGTGCATTGTAGTACCCGATACGGCGTCTGAAGTTGTGCCGCATCTGTTGGGCAACGATGGGAGCCGAATAGGGTTTGTTCGGATGCCCATACATGCGGGCAAGGAAGCCTTCACGTAGTGCATCGTAGTACTTCATGGTGATCTGACGCGGGAACGTAGTAGCGTCCAGCTTCGGCATCAGAGCCACGTGGATTTCAAGAGCGCCAGCCTGTGCATTTGCCAGCTGGGGATAGAGCTTGAACTCGTCGGGGTTGGAGGTCATCCAGTACCCGCCCGGCAGGTCGTTGGCCTGATCCTCTCCCCTGTCAGGTTTCGCCGCCAGCTTGTTCAGCGGCGTACCATTGAAGTTGATGTGTAGGATGCCAATGACATCCGAGTTGGCGTCAAGGTCGTTCGCGTCCTGTAGCCAGATGGCGGTGTCGCCAGCAGGGGCGTCAACCGTCAGGACAGACCTCCACGCAAAAGACCTCTCGAAAAACTCTCGAAAGGTCAGCCTGAGTTCCCTCTCCGCAACAGCCCGGACTACACCCGGTAGTTCAGGGATCGTGTCTTGAAGCAGGGTATCCAGAGATTCTGTGTACTCGGTAGCCATTACAGTCCTATTGCTCCGTTACGGAACTGCTGTAGGAGAAGTGCAGCTCTGCCGTCCACAGTGTACTCGTCATCGGTGACTTCCGCCAGAGCGACAACGTATTCCACCATCCTGTTGTAAAACCACATCTCCCACGGCCACGTGTCTGTCCACGCCACCTGTCCGGTGCCGGGGGCTGACTCAACGATCTCGGGGACTTCGAGGGAGTTGTTCGCGTACACGGTGTACGTGAGGTCGGGCCTGATCTTCGACAGATCGTGAAGGCCACGATTCAGGATGTTGAGGAGGGTAGAGTCGGCATACCGTTCTTGGTCGGTATCCGTGTCTTGAAGAAGCTCTCGAGCCTCGTAAACGAGTGTCTGGTAAGTCTTAGCCATCGGACCCTCCGGTTAAGGGGAGGACCCCAGCCCCACCATGAAGATGAGACCGGGGTCCAAATCAGCGTCCGATTAAGACTTGCGGATGAAGCCGACGCCGAGGGCTTCGCCCTTCACGACCTTACGGCCGTAGACCTGCAAGCCACGGAGCAGGTTGGAGAACGAACGCTCGGAGCGGATCGTTTCCATCTTCGTGAACTGTGCAGCGAACGTCAGTCCAGACGACGTACCGAACAGGACCGGGAACGCACCAGTCGTCTCGGTGTCGAGCAGCAGGTTGCTGACGTACAGCGTGAACCTGTCGATCATACCGAGGCGGCCATTACGCAGGATCGAGGTGCCGTCACCTGCGAGAGAGGCGTCCTTCAGGTCAGACTGCTTGACCAGCGCGGCAAACCATGCCGGGATGACCATGAAGCGGCCCGACTCGGGGACGTTCTGCTCGTCAAGTACCTGACCACAACGCAGGATGTAGTCAATCGGCGAGGTGTTCGTGCCGCCGTTGTCCACCAGAATTGCGTTGGTCTGAAGCGTGTTAAAGCCCAGCTGGATGTCGCCAGAGATAGCACCTGCGGTGTTGCCCTTGTTAGCAGCGACGATGTCGTCGTAGCCGTTCGTGCCAGCTACAGTCGTCAGGTATCCGAGGACATCCTGATCGACCTTAATCTTCATCTGCTCTGCGGCGTCTTCTGCCCAGATACTCAGCATGTCGATGTCAGACTGAAGCTCCATGACGTCGTCAAGTGCGACGTTGAAGTACTTGCCTTGGTCGATGGTCAGCTGGATTTTGGCGCTCGACGGACGAGTAACTACGAGGTCCATATTGGCCGTGTAGTCAGCGATCGCAACATCGGGACGGGTACGGATGTTTACCGTATCGCCCTGATTCTTGATCTCGCCTTCGTAGTCCGTGTTGGCGATGGCCCCGAGTACGGTGGCTTCGTAGAACTTCTCTACGAGTTTGCCAGACCATACTTCAGGGATGAAGTTGCCTGCATACGGCGTGGTGGGTGCTGCACCTGACCACGGTGTGCCTAGTGGATATGCCATTTCTCAATCACTCCTTAGAGTCGGTTTCAACGAACCCGGCCTTCGGCTTGAGCTGCAAAGATGTCTCTTTCGAGTTTCTGCATCTCTTTCGGAATCGGTCTGCCCTTTTTTACAAACTCGTTCCGATCCTGATAAAACCGGGCTATGTCTGCGCGGGACCATACCCGCTTACCGCTTTCGTTCGGAGCGCTTGCTGTCCCGGTTTGAGGCGTTCCGGGGGCCGTCAATTCGTCCAACTTGACCTGTGGTTCCGGGGTTGGTTCCGGAGCAGGTTCCGCTGGTATAGCAGCAGCGTTTTCGCCTTGAAAGCTCGTGAAGTACGCGATCACCGTTTCGGCATCGTTGTTCTTCATCGCTTCTGTCAAAAAGTACGCTCTCGGTCTTCCGGTTAGCCCTTCAGGTTGGTCGAGCCATGCGAGGAAGTTGTCGTCCTCGTTCTGGGTCTCCCAGTCTGGTACAGCTGCCGCAAGGCGGTCGAATACCTGTTGACGTTTGGATTCTGCCATAGTCTTCTGACTAGATGCAACCTTTTCATCCACCTGTTTCACACGCCCTTCAAGCGGCTTCAGGTGGGATTCGATTTCCGGCAGTGTAGCGTTAAGCGATACACGCTGGATCAGATCAATCAGATCATCACCAAACTGCTCGCGTTCCGCGTCGGAAATGGTTGGTGCCTTGGGCTTCTCCGCTGGCTTGTCCTTCACAGCCTGTATGGAAGCGACCATACCTTCGAGGTTCAGCATACGCTGCTTCATCTCTCGGCGGTCATCCTCACTCTGGTTGAGCTGCTTCTGAAGGCGGGGGACTTCAGCATTGTATTTACCCTGAAGCACCTTGAATTTGTGCTCCCAGTCAACCGGCTCCGGCTTTGCCTCTGGTTTGGCCTCTGGTTTGGCCTCTGGTTTGGCCTCTGGCTTCGGCTCCGGGGGAGACTGTGGTTCGGCGGGTGCAGCCTGCCCTGCGGCAAGTGCCTCGGCTTTCAGTTTGCCATCCTCGCCATAGACTTCCTTGACGATCTTGTTGGCTTGTTCAACTTGCTTGCGTACTGCTTCTGGTAGCGCACTCATGGCGTATTACCTCTCCTGTTTGAATTTTTCCGTTACGTCGGGGGCCGAACCAAATGCCTCGAAGATGCCATTCACGACAAAGACCTTCCCCTGCGCTCGATACAGGGGACGGCCTTCGGCAATGGAGCACTCCTCGAAAAACTTGTTCCGGTGTCCCTCGAGCCAAGTTAGTACTTGCTTGAAGTCGGGGCTTGCCCGGAGATTAGTTAATGACTGCGCTGTTTGTTTGTCTAGTTTCAGATTCACTCGAAAAAGCCGATAGGCAGCTTCGCATTCGGGTCAAACCCGTAGTGAATCGCTCGTGCGCGTGCATCGTCGTACTGCTGGCTGTCGGCCTTGGCGGATGCCGAGCCATTCTTCGATGCGTCCCGCTGACGTCGTGCGCTGGGGGCTGCCTTGTTGATTTCGACGTCATATACCCCGTCCAACGAGGACAGGTTGAGCGATTTAACGACCTTCGCCATTACGATGCCTTCGCCGGGAAGTCCGAACCGTGCCGAATCTTACCCTTCGTCTGGCCGAGGAACTTGCCGCTGGGGGTGCCGCCATGACTGCCCACGACGTTCGTCGCATATTCTTTGGACCGCTTAACAGCAACGAACTTGCCGCTCGGCGAGCCACCGTGGGAACCATGCACGTTCGTGCGGTATCCCGGTTCTACAGAAGCAGTCAAGCTGCCCCAATGTTTGCCTTTCATCCTAATTCTCCATAGCTATGTGAGAGAGTTCACGCCGATCGTACTTGATTCTAGAATATAGAACAAGTGTTAGGGTTGATCTTTCAAGGGTCTGGGTCTGTAGTGCTCGGACACTATGGGCAGGCGAAACACCGAAAAAATGGAGATATTTTCAGCTTCCGCACCGTCATTCCACTTCTTGTCTTTGCTCCCTACAGGTGTCCAGTCAGTGATTTCGGGGTGGTTCTGCTCCTCGAGATAGACGAAATCGCAATCGCATGTTTGGGACAGTTCTTGCAAAAGCGCCCAGCCCATAGCAAACCTGACAATCCAGTCCTGCTGCTTGTGCTTGTCTCGCTGCACCCACGACCGCAGTACATCCTGCGGATGCCGCATAGGTATGACGAGCTTTCTATCGTGCTCCTCTATCTGGGTAATTATATGCGGGTAGGCGGAAATGGTGTGGACATGGCGGGGCAAGCCCATTCGTTCTTTGATGAACCGTGTTCCCGTATGGGGAACGGATACGACGAGTCTATTCATGTGATTAGTACCTTCTTTCTGAATTCAGATAGGAACGCTTGTGCGCGGCCTTCATCGACGTAGGCATCTTCCATCATGTCTGTGAAGCCGCATACGTAGTCTACCATAGCTGGGTAGAACCGGGTGTCTGGCTGGAAATCAGCCTCCCAGTTCACCTGCCCCGGCAGGGTGATGAAGTTGTCAGTGATCTCAGGTACCCCATTGGGGTATATTCCATAGAAGGAATACCACGCATCCGGCCTGATCCTGTTAAGGTCGTTGAGGCCACGGTTCAGGATCGAGATGAGCATGGTGTCAGAATATCGGTAGTTTGACGCATCCCGGTCTTTCAGGCGGCTACGAGACTCGGCAATCAGGGTCTCATAGGTGAACAGACCTATACCAGTAACTAGGCCAGTCCTACCTACATAGTAGGATGGGCCATAGTAGCTGACCGCGTAATAGCCTGTGCCGTACATTACGTGCCGTCCGTGGAGGTCACAGTTCGCCCGGTTTCGTCAGCATTCGCCACAATGCGATCCTTGTTGCCGTCTGCCGACTTGATGCGGTTCTCGGTTCCAGTCACAGTGATGGAACCCGCAGCCTCGGCTCTGATGAGCTTGATCTGTTGGGCGAACGTCTCCGTCCCCTCCATGATCTGTGCAAACACCTGTGCCACAATCGCATCTTTGTCGGCCTGCGTGATCGGTACGTCGATCAGGCCAGCAGAGTTGTTGGCAAGAATACGGACTTGGTTGGTGTTGGCCCGGTCAATGATGTTGTTGTTCGTTCCCTTCAGAGATACGGCGTACTGGGCGTCCTCGAACGTCACTGTGTACGGCGGAATGATCTCGAGAGACTCGGCGTAGGTTATACCGGAAATGGTATAACTCAGGTTGTGGCGCTGGGTGTCCGGCCAAGGCATACCCTCTGCCGACGCCTCAAGAGCCTTCAGCTCGTCGAAGAACGCAGTCGTGTCAAGCTCTCGCACCTCTGGCGATGCTTGAATCAGGGTCATATCGGCTCGGGGTACCGTGATGACTCCTGTGATCCAATCCACTGAGACTGCCATTATTCATCCGCCACTAGGGTTACTGTCTGCGCCAGCCCGCTACTGGTGATGGTGGCCGTAATCGGGCTTGCTTTGTAGACCGGCGAAACCGATCCCTTCCGCACGTACCCTACCACGTTCTGCGGGGTGCTGCCTCCGTAGCTGGTAGAGACCTGACCGCTGGCGTTCGTGTTTCCGTAGGTGATGATGTCCACACCGCCGGGGGTCGTCTCGAGGAAGACCTTGGCATCCTGAATCGGTGAACCCGCCGTATCCACCACGGTGATCGTCACAGTGACGGTTTGGTTGACGGTTGTCGTCGAGCCTGCTGTGTTCCGCACGCTAGGCTGGTTGCCCGCTCCGTTGACGTTGATGGTGACTGCACCGCCCGATGAGTTGACGATTGCGGCATCAGTTGCTCCCGAATTGGGAGTACTGTTCGTGCCGGGGGTACCGCCGTAGCCAGTGAACGTGATGTCTTGGAAGTTGTACGTGGTAGCCGTGTCGAGTTCGATGGCGTGGCCTGCGCCTGTCTGACGGAACTCCGTGTTGTTCAGGTCGGTGGACACGCCGAATGTCGGGTCTTGCAAGCAGGCCGTACTTGCCAGTGCGTTCGTGCGGATGATGCAGTTCTCGATGTCTGCACTGGCCTGTGTCAGCAGGTGACACTCAATGTCTGCGCCGTCGCAGGCCACAACCGAAGTCAGGGTAACATCGCGGAAGTTACGCATCTGAGCACCGATTGCCAGCGATCCAGCTGTACCGACAACGAGGAAGTCAGGCCGCGTATCGTTGGCGTCTACGCCGTTCCGCGTCCCCTCTCCGATGAGTAGGGAGTTGATGGTGACAGCAGTGGAGGCGGAGCCGAGGTTGATCCGGACACCTACCGTGCCGCGAGAGTGGTAGCCATCAGGGAAAGCCACAACCGAGGTCGTGTCAGTGAAGCCGGTAGCCACCGCTGTCTGTGATGTATTTTCACCGATTGCGAGCATTCCGTGCGAACGCACGTTGTTGCCGGAGCCGGTTACGACACCCCAGCGGTTCGCCTTGATGTCCTGATCTGTGGTGACGAAACTGAGGAAAGTTCCGTCCGTATCACCTCCGTCACCGCCAGTCAGTACCAGCCCGCGACCGATGTCGATGGAGTCCAGTGCGACGTTCTCGGCCTTGGCCGTACCGTTTACGAACTGTGCGCCGACAGCGAACCAGACGACAGAGGCCCAGTTGGGCGTACCGTTGACCGCCTCTCGCCATGCGGTGATTTCGGGGTCGATGGATGTAATCAGGTAGCCGCCCTGCGCCGGGTACTGGCTGTAAGCCGTCAGGTTGGCACCAGAGCCAGCGACGTTGTAGCGGTGGTCGTTGGCGGTGTCGCCTGATCCAATGGCTAGTTCCACGCCCCACGTAGTGTTCAGGTCGAACGAGTCAGAGACGTAGCACTTGGCGAACCACAGCTTTGTGGCCGCAGCAGTCATATCCTGCCCGGTACCGTGGTTGTAGTCTACGCCCTGTCTGGCAGTGGAGGAGGTGATTTTCTTATTGACAGCACCAGTAGTCGTACCGGACGTTACCTGATACGCAAGGGGGAACTCCGAAGCGGGAGCACCGCCACCGACGACGAAGTTGCCCCAGTTCGTATTGGAGTCCGAGTCATTGAGTCTCGAGCCGTCAAATGAAACGGAAACAGTAGCCATTCCGTCTCCTCATGCTTACGAGTCTGGCGTTCTAATCGTCGAGATGCTAAATGCTCCGAACTGCGCCGTCGTCTTAAAGGTTTTGATTGGTGTCACACCGCCACGCCGCACCGTCACCGCTACATCGTTCGGAGTGGTGTAGGTCGCTGTGTAGGAGTGCGACGTCGCTGTCGCTACTTGGTCGATCAGTGCTCTGAACACGTTGAATGGTGTCGTACAGGTGTTCGTAGCCGTACCGACCAGAGTGAACGTACCAGTCGTGTTTGTCCACGAGCTGTACTCGAGCAGGTCGTAGTTACCGTCCGAGTCACGCTCGACGCGGATGTAACCGGCTGCCGGGGTGTTGGCAGGGATGTTAGCCGCACCGACAACCACCGAGGTGCTGACGCCGCCCGTGATCGTGGTCGTAGCCACCATCTCGTTGAAGTCCGGCTCTGCATCGCCGTTGACGTCGGTAGCCACACCATCCCACGGGTAGACCGTGACGTAGTCGCCAATCGAGAGGTTCGTAACCGAGCCAGAGCGATTGTCAGGCGGTGCGATGGTAGCTTCGAGCAGGTTGGTGAACGAGTCACCAGCGATGGCGTCAGCCACCGAGATTGCGATACCGAAGTTCAGCGGGTTGTAGTTCGAGCCGGTGTAGGAGCCGACGAACTGGCTGTTAACCGTCCGAGTGCTAACTGCACCGTTGACGTCCAGAATGTCGCCGTCCGTCGCACCGAACAAGGTCTGACCGTTGGCCGGAACCGTACCCGTGAGCAGCTGGCCGTAGACGTTACCCGTCGCACCAGCATCGTTCTTGGCGACGAGAAGCATCTGACCAGAAGCCGTGTTGTTCACAACCGTACCGGAGGTGGCCGTCCACTCAGACGCGCCGCGCAGGGTGGTCAGACCTTCAGTGTTGTTGAAGCTGCCGGTCGGGTCGGCGACGATGATGGTGCCGCTGCCAGCCGCGTTATCTACGAAGATGACCCGGCCACGTGCCAGAGACGTTGTGCCTTGGACTGCCTCACCGACTGTTACCAGTGTGCCGGTACCGCCCGTGAAGGGAATCTCGGTACCCCACTGAAGGATGTCATCCTCGGCAATCGCACCTGACTCGTTGTTGTAAGCGAAGTTGGTGTTGATGCCGGTGAACAGCTGGGCGTTGCGTCCGAACAGGGTCTCAGAGGTACCGCGCCGCTGGATGTACTTCGTGCGCTCGTAGGTCTGAAGGCTGTTGGCCGAACCGAAGTCGATGTCCAGCCCGAACGGGGTGGCACCTGAGCCTTCGTTGAAGTCGAGGGTGTGGTAGCCCTCAGTCAGTACAATCGTGTTGTACGGCGCACCTGCAACCGTGCCGACAGCGGTGTTGTTGTTACCGTCTGCGGCGGATACGAGGGCGAGGGACACCTCACCAAAGCCGATGGTCGTACCGGCGAAGAAGTACGTCTCACCGAACTCGAGCAGCGCACCGCGCACTCGCTGGCCGTCGATCTTGACGCCATTCTCAATGGTCTTGACGAGAATACGTACTTTACCAGATACGGAGTTCGGGAAGTACGCATTATCCCAGTACTCGGTGATGATCGTGTCTTCTTGGATCAGAACCGGAATCGTAGTAGTGAGAGGCGACGTTACGTTGACGCCAAGGCCGGAGTAGACCTCCTGCGTGGTACCGCTGCCCTGCTCGATAGAACCGCCGTACATGTGCTGTGCGACGGTGTCGTTGATATTGATGGTGCCGAGCAGTTTGACCTGCACGCCGGTCTGACGTTCCGACGCGGTCGGGTCAACCATCGAGAGGTCATCGTCACCGAAGATCGTCTCGTCGTCGTTGAGGTCAGAGAGCAGTCTGTGCAGTTCTTCCGGGGTGTAGCCTCGGGGGTGGAACGCACCGTTTACTGTACCGTCACCAGCGATGTCGCCAGTGAAGGTCTCGTTGTCTGCCGGGAGGTCGTTGATGTCGATGTCGCCGATGATCCGGACTGACAGCTCACCAGTGGCACCAGCGTCCGACTCAACCGTGATGACTTCGCAGGTCTGGCCGCCGGAGAAGGTAAGAATCTCGCCAGCCACGACGTTTGACGTCTGGCCGTCGAAGAAGAAACTGTGGGTGGTACCGAGTGCCGGGCCTGTCCACGTGATCGCACCAGAGGAGGCGACAGCCATGTCCTCACGAGCGTATGCCGGGTACAGCATATTCTCAATCTTGGCACCGGACTCGTTGTTGGCGAGCGCAGTTACGCCGCCCTGAGTCAGAGTTGCGTTGTTAGACGGTAGAACGCCGCTGACAAGCGCCATCTTGAGCGTGCCAGCCGTACCGTTCGGGATGTCAGTGACGATGAAACCGGACGAAGAACTCGGCACTGTCCACGTGACAAGCGCTCCTTCCTCGACAAATTCGCCGCCTGATTGACCGTCATAGTCAACTGTAATGTATGTCGTCATCGCCTAAATCTCACTTTTTCTTGCGAGGGTAAGTTCCACGAGCACCGGGTGTCATCGGACCACCGGGACCATAACCTTTCTTCTTGGAAGCCTCAAGGATCGGAGACTTCACCTTGGCAGGCTTGTGGGGCTTCATCTTAGGCTTGCCGCCGTCAGCGAGACCCATATCCTTCATCTGTTCCGCACGCCTGTCACGAAGTGTCTTACCGGCCTTGGCCGCCATACCAGTCCCAAGCATCTCAGGGGTGGCTACTTTCTTCTTTTTCTTCTTGGCAACCTTACCACCATCGGCGTAGTGAACCTTTACCTGTCCACCGTTTCCGTACTTATGTTTCATACCACAGGGCATCGTATTAGCCTCCTGCCCTCATACCGGGTCGCCCGGTGGGGCCTTGAAAATCACCTTCCACTTCCTCGCGTGCGGCTTCAGGCCCGGCACGACCCTCCCTAGGTCCGGGCTGCTGGTTAGGATCACCTCCTCCCTGTTGAGCCGCTGCCTGTTGCTGAGCCATCATACGGGCTTGCAGCTCGTCGTCATCCGGCACCGTCTTCTCATGCTCAAGGCCGAGATTCTGGGCCACGCTCCGCAGGACATTCGCTCGTCCGTCCGGTCCAACAATCGCCATGTCGATCGGGTTCGCCGTCAGCTGCAAGAACTCGAGCTGGCGCATCCGATCCTGTTCGCGCTTGACCGCATGGTTGACGCCCTTGACGACGATCTGTTCATCGCCTCGGAACGCACCCGGCTCGGTCAGCATAATCATATCATACAGCTGATGGAGCATGGGACGTACAATGTCCCTGTCGATCGAGGCCGCTACGTTTTGCAGCGTCTTCGAGGCATTTCCCATCAGCATTGCCAAACCGGAAGCCGTCCGGCCCGCACCGCCGACTTTCTCGTTTCCGGTCATGTAACGCGGAATGGAGCTGATCTCGTCACCGAGGATCGACCATTCCTTGAAGATGCCCATGAGTTCAGCCGCATTGATGTTCGGCTGGTAGAACTCTAGGGGTTTGGTACCGCTGGATACAAGCGAGGGGTCGTAATCGACATGCCACCGCTTCCACGGGTACAGGTCATCATTCTCACCGGGCATCAGGACAGAATCGTTGATGACGACCTGCGGGCCAGACGAAATAGATGCGTTGTTTACAAGCGCTCGTGCGGAAGCGTTGCACACAGTCTGTACGTCTTCCAACAGGTCTACCAGACCGTATCCAACCATCGCACCGGGGACCTTCTCGAAGTTCGAGAGGTAGTACGGAGCGCGTTGCTGCGTACTCGGGTTGATCTGAACTTTGATGACCCAGCGGTCAACCATCCATGCTGTTACGAAATACTCTCGGGTGAGGTCATCGACTTCCATTCCCCACTCGTTAAGAAGTCTTCCGCTGATATGCCCGGTAAACTCAGCAGTGTCGATGAGGGAGGTAGCCGTTCGTGACCAGCGCTCCCTGTCTTCGAGTTCTGCCCGTGCGGTGTCGATGGTGTCCCACCACTCGTGGATGCCGTCGAGGTACGCAACTTCGAGGACTCGGTCGATCGCTTTGTCATTGTATCCGGGTAGTCCTTTGCAAGACGCAAGCTCGGCCCGAGTCAGACGGATACGCTCAATGAATTCCGCCTGCTTCGGGTGAGCCGCGCCGGGGGACCAATAGATGTCGAACGGCGACACGCGCCGCCAGAACATCTTGGGAACGGACTCCTGCACCGCCTGACCGTTCACCCACTTGGTCTGATTCACCCGCCGCACTTCTGGGCCTTTCATACATGCGTACGGGAATATAGGCAGGTCGATCAGGAACTCGGCGAAGGCGTCGTAGAATCCGCCCTCTGTCAGAATGTCATCGAGTTTCTTGCCAGCTTTGACCGCTTCGTCGAAGGCTACCTTCTTGGCTGCACGCTCAGCGGCCTTACGTAGAAGTTCGACGCGATCTGCGATCATTTGCTGGTCAACTGGCTGACCGGCCTGTTGGAGTGTCTGTATCTCCACGTTGACGAGCTGCTGAATCATTGCGTCAACGTCCATCGGAGTCTTGGGTTCTGGGGTTGGTTCAACGTCCCATGAGCGCTCCTGACCGAGATAGACGTCTCGGAGGAGTGCAGTAGCGGCACGGCACTTGGTGGCCGTCACGCGGGCGTAGATGTCGCTACCGCCGAATCCTTGGATCGACTGAAGCTGTGAAGTGCTGTACATGCCCTTGTAGGTGCGAAGGGCGTGGAGAAGTCTCTCTGAGATGCCTTCCGAGTTTCGGAAGTTCCTCATGTCTGTCATACGTGCGCGTATGTGTGCGGCGAGGGAATCAGTGACCTCGTCTTGCTGATCGTATTCCGCTTCCAGTTCGGCTTCTACTGCATCGTCCCGAGCCTTCAGTTCTTGGCTTGAAACGACTCTCAATAGGCTCCGACCTGTGGATACGGGAATAGCTTGTCCAATCGCTGTAGCCATTTCGTTAGGGTGCAGGTATAGTGAGCGTGTCACAAATGTACTGGAATCGACCCCCCATGTCTACTGAAATCACTGAACAAGACGACAGCCTCGATTATACGCATCTCAGCCCGACGATTTGCGTGGAACTGGCCGCTGGGCTGGTTAAGCCCTCCGATGTCCCTATCAAGTACAACCTGACCCCCGCGCAATGGGACAGGCTCCGAGCAAGCAAGTTTTTCGTCCAGATGTTGAAAGACGCCGGGGAAAAGTTCTCCGGGGACCTCGGGGCGAGCCGACGCATCACCTTGAAGTCGGAAATGCTGCTCGAGGAGGCTCTGCCGGTTCTGGACGGGATTATTCACAATTCCGAAGGCTCGACGCAGTCCAAGATCGACTCTGTGAAGCAACTGGCGGTTTTGGCAGGTCGAACGCAACGCGCAGCCGAAGGTGGCGCTGCCGGAGCCGGATTCAACGTCGCAATTCACATAAATACCGGCGACGACGTAAAATCGGCCCCGGTCATCATCGAATCAAGTCCAAGCCCGGACTGACGGCGCTGGTTTCGGCACACGGTGCTCTCGGCGGGCCATAATCTTGCCGAGGTAGTTCGCGTTCGTCGAAAGCGACATATATTGCAAACAGTCGGCCACATCCGACCACGGATGCGTTTTTTCGGGTTTGTCTTCCAACATTCCGGTCGTTTTTCTCTTATACCTGTACCAGAACTTCATTGCCTGCGTCAGCGTCGTACAGGCGTTGGAAATCATCAACTGGGGTCCACCATCGTATTGATGAAGCAAGAGTTGCTCCACTGCTCGAAGTCTTGAGTCGATATTGTTTGTTGGGGCCGGGTGGATGTCGAAACCGAGGCGCTTGAGAACATCGAATGGAGAATCCTCATTGACTTGCGATTTATCTCGTCCCTTCGGGTCTCCGACCATAAACATGCTGAAGCCTGAATACTTTTCGTAGAGCAGGGGTCTAAGAAGCGTCGTCGCAAACTGTTCAATGCCCATATCCTCCGATGTAATTTCATCATAGATGATGAGACGCCCTCTTGAGTCGATTTGACCGATCAGGGCGCACGGGGTGCGACCAAAGTCCACTCCGATCATCAACGGCACCATGCTGGACGGTTCTTCGAGGTCTTCGGCCTTTACAATATGAAAGTCAGGTTTGAACGATGCTCTGAAAACGGCCTGACCAGAGAGCGACTTGCCATAATTGGCATGTACGTGAATGTCGCACCAATCTGAGTTGTTATTGTTGATGAGATTTTCGTAGTAAGTGGTACCGTCTGGAAGTGAGGGCAGATTTTCGAGATTTTCTGCATCAGGGTCCATACCTCCCGGCTGTCGGTAGAAGGCCCATCCGGGCGGACGTTCCACCTCGAGTTTCGTGTACCATTCACTGTCTTCATCCGGCGGGTTCGTCTCCGCGACGATGCCGTGCCATGTCGGTTTCGCAATAGCCTTCGACGGGAACCTTCCCAGACGGCCAGAGAGCGCGTCGATCAAGGAAGGTTCGATTTCTCGGAACTCCGACACCCAAGCGCCCGTCAGGTTGAGGGACAAGAGCCTTTGCTGATCCTGTTTCGTGTCCAAGGGAATGAGCATCCAGTCCGATTCCACTCTGGTACCATCCGGTAGGGGAAAACGTATATAGATGGTGGAGTCGCTCACCTTGTACGTACATATTGGAGCCAACCACAGCAGAATGTCTGCAAGACAGGTTTGCTTCAGCTGTTGGAGCGTATTTCGGATAATCGCCATGCGCGTCTGGCGTACACCTTGGGCATTCGGCTCCTGAAGACGCGCACGACGCAGGAGTTCCATAAAGCATCCGGCAGATTTGCCCGATCCAACCGGCCCCATGATGAGGCGCACAAACGATCCGTCCAGCATGAACTTCCCAATGGTGGGAGGCGTCACAAAGTTCAGTGCATTCGGGTTCGCGTCTCCGGAACTCATAAAATTTCCTCACAGGCCATAAAATCACCCACGTGAATACAACCGCAAGAGCTAACCACCCGAGTAGCAGTCTCGCAGGAATGCCGTAAGCTCTTTCGCGCCAGCTTTCCTCTCGTACCATTGCAACGCTCCCCGGATGTAGCTCTTATCTCCGCGCTTGATCGCGGCCACGAGCTTGTCGGGGTTCGCGTCAGCCTTGATTTGCTGTTTCAGTTTTTGCTTGTCCATCTTGTCCCAGATAAGTGTCAATCGCACGCCTAAGTAACTCAGACATGGGCAACCCGGTCTTCTGCGCGAGGGCGTCCAACCGGGTATGCTGGGGTTTGGTCACGATCAGGTGAACCCTGACCCCGTTCATGCTCCGACGCGGCATTACTTCTTAAACCGCGCCCTGACTTTCTGCACGAGCGCGTCGATCTGGTCGTGGTAGATGTAAACACCACTTGCAACGATCAATGCGACGACTACAAAACATGCAATACTGTACATGGCTCAGTCCTCTCTCAGACACATTAGTTCTTTGACGACGTCGATAGTGCGCGACTCCACGTTGGTGACGTAGGCGACATCGTAGGGGGTCTTCGCGCCGACCTGTTCTTCGTACATCTCCCCATCGGGAAAGTGCATTCGGACGGTGGCTTCTCCTGTGCCATCGTGACGGACGTCGTATGCTCGACAGGAGTATGATTTGTAGCGATCTTTGTCGTGATGCTGAACGAATCGGATAGTAAACATCTCTTGTGGTTCCTTACATTGGTTGGAAACATCCACGATGCTACTGAGTCCGATGCCGCTGGTCAAGCATCATCCGAACGTCTTTTTCAATCATCGCTACGGCCTCCTCTATACCGATCTTGTTCCGGCGCACGTACCCGGCGATGTAATCAATCGAGTTCGCGTACATCAAAGCATCGAAATTGACTCGATCCTGATTCATCGGGTAGAGGTCGTCTTCAAGTGGTCGTATTTTTCCGGTCACGTTCAATCCTTGGTAAAGGGGTGTTCTTCTCGAGCAGCTTAGCATCTTCCGGTCTCATTTTCCGGCACGTTGCTACGAGCGCGTGCGCTTCAGAGCGGCGGGCAGCTAAGTCAATGATTTCATCGCGCATCAGTTCGCAGGTGTGCTCGTCGATCGGACCCGCCATACCGTAGTCCTTCTGGTATGCGACCCCGTCACCCTGTGGTGGTGTCATTAAGACCCACACTACAATCCAGATTTTTTCCATTACGGGAAGTCTCCTTGTCCGGCCTCTTTCCACTCAGAGCAGTAGGAAGGCACTTCGATTTTCGGGTATCCCCAGTGCTCGGGCTGACCGGCCAGAGGAAAGTGCTGTGGGGTCTGCGTCGGGGGGTACCTGTGGCATTCACCCACGAAGGGGTTCTCGAGCTTGTACTCGAAGTGTTCGCAGTTGTAACAGTTGTTGGGCATTTCAGCTCTCCTCGTCTCGTGGACGAAGTCATAGCGTACCATAAAAATTGAGTGTGTGTATATAGCCCACTTTTCATTTTTGGGGGTTACATGTTTGAGGGAGGTAAACGATCCCCCAACCCCGGCCCCCCCTTGGCCCGGTACCCCGGTGTCCCCTTTTCACACATGTGTGAGTCCTGTCCTTTCCAATCACTTGTATAGTGAAGGGGAGCGAAGGGCGCACCCCACGAAAGAGGTATTCATCGTGAGTAAAACAAACAAGGTGGCTAAGTCCGTACTTAGCAAAATCGTTTCGGGGTTTGCAGACACCTATCGCAAGGTAACATCGCAGACCAATCTCGTTTCACACATGTGTGAAATCATCGGCGAAGATTACGACGCCGCCGTACCCGCTACGGACATTAAAGAAATCGTGACAGCCGTTGCGGATGAAATGGGCTGGAAAGGTCGCAGCCGCGATTCCCGCATGTCCGAGTGTCGCGCAGTATTGCGGTCGCATCACGAATTGCAAACGCTGTGTGAAGCGGTCGAATCCGACAAGCGTTGCGAGCGTTTCGTATGGCATGACGCAATCAAGGTAGCGCGCATTTTCGTGCGCCTGTCGAAAAAGGGTACGCCGAGCGTGAAACAAATCAAAGCCGAATTCTTCAAGAAGAACAAGGCCGCGCAGGTCGATCCGCTCGACAAGATCGCAACGGACATTCTCAACAGCACTAGCAAGTCTGCTTTCATACAGGCGTTGCAAGCTGTTTGTGCCGAACACGGTTACGAGCTTTCGTAACCTATCGAGGACAGCCGGGCTTGGGAACCGGCGCGGGGGTGGGCTACGGCCCGCCCCTTTTTTTGCCCGCGTGAGCAGTTTTGGACACGTGACCCTAACACCCTTTCACACAGGTGTGTGACATACGTTTCAATAACAGATGTTTTCAAACCTAGGGGTTCAGGGGTGCGGGCGTTATCATCAGCCGTGACTTTCGGCAGCGAGTTTGGACTTAATGGACGCGATGGACGCGATAGGTGTGTGTGTCGCCTATACAATACAATAACTTATCTATTAAGTATAATTAGTCCATAGATTTCGGAGGACAACCCCCCATAGCGAGAGCAACAGCCGGGGTAACGGGGCGACCAAAACCCCTTCACCCTCTAATTCTATATATGTTTGTTCTCTGAAAATCGTGGACTAATTATACCTAATGGATAAGCGACTGATTACACTGGACACTCGCGTGACCAAGTGAGAAAATAACTTGGACTTAATGAGGACGCGATGATGGACTTAATGGATTTACGTTTGACACAGATGTTTTCAAATACATCTGTTACAAACATAACAACTCACACACTGTGTGAATGACGAGGAGATAGACATGGGTAACATGAAACAACTAGACATTATGCTTCAGAACATGGAGCGCGACGTACTGGAAGATGGGCCACGCGCAAGCTGTGCGATGGAAGGTATCGGTACATTTGAGCCACGTGTTGCATACACGATGGATGATCTGATCGCCACATTCGGTTGTGACTTTGAGATGTTCGGCGAACTGATGGTCGGCACCCCGGAATGTGAGATGTGCTGGTGTCAGGATGGTACGCCTGTCGAGGCACACTATGTTTGGATCGTGCCTGAGTTGGAAGGGCGTGATGCTGTTCTGTTCACGTGTTTGGAGTGTGAATAATGAGAAACATGAAGACGGAACTGGCAGGTGATTGGGACTGTATGCAGGTGCCTATGGCATCCAAAGGCATCGCGCTATGCAGGAGCAATCATGCCAAGATTGAATCGGCGCTGCGGTCAGCTTGCAGGCAGGACGACATGAAGTGGGCAGACCAGCGGTTACTTAGGTCAGTCCTGCACCGTGAGTTCACTGGTGACAGGCGTTTCCCAATGTGGGTGATGATCTGGCACGACGAGTGGCCGGTGGTCTCGCGTGCGTTGCGTACAGCTGGTGACGATGCGGCACCGTACCAACTGTTCATGCGGCAGCTGAAGAAAGGCGGCGTGCTGCTGTGAGCCGTTTCACTCACGACGACTATAGAGCCGCGCTGCTGATGATCGGTGCGCCCACTCCTCGTTATCATCGGCGGCGTGGCTCTACCCCTGAACAGGTTGACTTGGACGCGATTGAGGCACGTGTGCTGTGGCGTACAGTGTGTCTTTGTTTCTTGGTTCAGAGGTTCGGGTCAATAGCAGAGCATGGCTCATTCCTCACGCACTTCTGTGAGGGGTACGAGTCTTGGTACAACGAACAAGTCACACACGTGTGTGAAAGGAGAGAGCATGGCAAGTAAGAAAGACTATGAAGCGATAGCTTCGATCCTGCGGCGTGAGGATCAGAAGATCATTGAGGGCATACAGCAACAGCGTGACCCTGCCTTGATCCTGACGATACTCACGAACAAGATAGCGGGGTACTTCAGGCGCGACAGCAACAAGTTCGATTGGGACAGGTTCGCTGAAGCGTCACGGTACAACGCGACCCCGAAACCCCATATCTCCAAGTGCTGCTGTACTGAGTGCCACCGGGATGTGGACGAGGATACCTTCATTGAATTGGAAGGTATGTGTGAACTGTGCGACCAGCTTCAGTGGCCGGACGTCCAGAGGAACATAGACAAGGAGTAACAGGTGTATGGAAAGGGACTTCCTACAAACAGTGCTCGATCGAGACCCTACCCTTGTGGTAGTATTACTGCAATCAATTAAGGAACTACAATGGAACAGAAACCCATCCAAGTACAAGCAAACGGACTCGTATGCGACAATCCCAACTGCGACTACGAGAAACAAGACATTGCCATGCAGGACTACGGAGCATGGATAGGGGCGCTCTGCCCCGACTGCGGTGAACCCCTGCTCACCCAAGAACAGTACGATCTCATGCAGGACGTACTTAGCATTGTGAACACGGTTAATGAATTGGCTGACGATCCATTCATGGCCGCGCTCATGTCGAAGATCGACAGCGACATGGGACACAGGCAAGCATCATTCAGCGTCAAGGCAACGAAGGATGCGTCTCTCGAAGTGGGGGAAATCAAATGGAAAGACAACTAAGGCTCGAACACTTCCACAATCGGATGGGTTTGCTTTCAGGTGTATGGTTCACCGAAGCGGAAGCAGACCCACCCGATAAGATATGGAAGGATCAGCCTGTGGACTACATGTACTTCATGTTGGACGGTGTGATCTATCGTGTGCAGGAAGACCCGAACGATGGCTACCGTTCAATGATGGAGGACATCATTGTGGTAAATCAAATGCCGTTGCACGTATGGCAACCGGCAGAGGAGGTAATAGGACACCACGCACAAAAGCAATCGGAACTGATTGACTACCAGTTCGACGACCGTTACCAAGAGGACAGGTGTGAAATAGTACAGCTGATCTCAACTGCAACAGCAAAGCCGGTGTTGGAATTCGGCACAGACTATAGCGACGACTACTACCCATCATTCGTCGCTAGGTTCTATCCACAGAAGATGGGTATTAACGAACGTCAAGCAATCCTGCTTGGCGAGGAGGTGAAGATAAGATGAGCAAGCGAGAGTTTAGAGAGAGCCTGTTCGATATGTTGATGTATCGTCTCGGGTTCGTGCGCGTCCGTCACTACGAGGACATTTGTCAGAGATACGAACGCCTGTATAGACAGTACATTGGCAAGCGCATGGAGGTTGACCGTATGGTTGAGCGACTGCGCGAGGCAGGTGCGGCATGAGGTACCGTCCATCACCTGACTTCATAGTCGTGCTCGTTATCATCGCGCTTGTGTCTCTGGCTGCTGCCTACATGGTCGGAGCGATTCTGTTCTGGCAGGAGGCAAAGGCTGAGACTCACACAAGTGTGACATACCGACATGGCCCCGACATATCCCACTGTTTCGCGCCTGACGAGACACGTGAACTATGGGACTGTATCAGGCATGTGGAGGTTGAAGATGAAACGGAATGACAAGGTAGCGGAACTCCTGTTCCTGATCTTTATGATTATCGGTCTCGCGGTAACTGCCATGCTGCAAGGCTGTTCGATTACGGCAGAGAGGTACAAGGTACCCACCATTACTGCACACAGTGATGGAAACCCGGAGAGGATAGCTGCCTATCAGTGTGCTGATGGGTATTGGAAGGCACGCGACAAGCGTGGGATTCTGTGGTGTGACAGTAGCGACAACTTTGATCGCTACCCGCTGAATCAGGATGAGGACTCACACATGTGTGAGGAAGGTGTCGCAGTTGTCGAACGTCGTATCGGCGGGGACAGGTGGGACTGTGTAACAGATGCAAGGGAGATTTACTAATGGCTCGATTCCGTAGCGCAGTAAAGACATTCACCGACTTCTTCTTGGGGTCGTCACATGCGATGAGCGAGGCACACTTGCCCGTCGCGCCTAACCGTAAGATGCGTAGGGCTGAACTGGCAAAGAGGCAAGCCGTTATCAGCGCCCCCGCACGCCGCAAGCATGAGAAGCGTGGCGCATCGGGACGTAGCAGCAAAGGGAGGAAACCACATCGTGTCTCTTAGCAAGTTACCAACAGAGGAACTGTTTGAGTTGCTAGACGGTGATCTGGAAATGTGTGAGAGGGGCGAGAACGAGCATTGGGGCAAGGTTGAATATGAATCAATGCGTGACGTACTCGCTGAAATAAAACGCCGTGTTCCCTGACTACATCGACAAGGTACACAGAATGCAGAGCAGGATTGGCAAAAATTGGAGCCACTATTCCAAGAAAGCCATGGAGAACATTCTGCGTGATGTCTACTGGCAACTCGATGGTCTCAAACACATGATGGAGAACACGATGCTTTTGTTTCCTGACATGACCCGAGAGCAACACGAAGCGCAGGAGTTCTGCTTTGCTGACCCCTGCACCCTACCAGAGTGGAACAAACTGAAAGCCGAGGCCAGTCACCCCGAAGGCTATCTACCATTCTGTTACAAGACGAGTGACGAGGAGCAAATCTGTATCGTCTTACGTGATCGGTATGACACGGACGATGAGTGTCTCACGACAGCTGCGTGGATTCGTATGGTGCGCGAATTCACCGGAATGATTTATGCACTACCGTACAGTGACCGGCCAACACTTACGGCAACACCAATGGCTAACATCATAGCACGTACTTCGGGCGTGCCTTTCTTTCAAGTACGACACATAGAGGTATGAATCATGTTTTTGAATCAAGTAATCCCGACGCTGAGCCAACTGTGGAAGCGTCAAGTTGAGACAGGTGAAAGGTTCTCTGTCGAGTTGGTATCCGGGCCGGGCCTTGGCAAGTCCATGTGCGTCGAGCAAGCAGGACGCATGATCCAGAAGCAATGGAGTCTGGACGACTTCACAGTTAAGAAGTTCTTCCTGTCTACCGTTGAAGCACCTGACGTAAGAGGCTATGGGTGTCCTGACCTTGAAGCACGTGAAATGTGGTTCACCAAGGCACCGTGGATGCCAAGGGAGGGTGATGCTGCGGCGGGATTCATCTTCTTGGATGAGTACCGTCAGTCTGGTCACGATGTACAGAAACCATCTGCCGAACTGCTCAACGCAGGACAGGTCGGTGACTCGAAGCTACCGATTGAGTACATGGTGGTAGCTGCATCGAACCGGGAATCGGATCGGTCTGGTGTCCAACGCTCACTGGCGTTCATTGAGAACAGGCGTATCGAACTCAAGGTCGAGCCGCACTTGGACTCGTGGGTCGAATGGGCGGAGCAAGAGGGCAACATCCATTGGGCTGCGATTGCGTTCGCCAAGAGCCAGCCGGGACTGATCTTTCAGGACAAGGTGCCTGAGAAGCCGGGGCCGTTCTGCACGCCACGCTCGTTCTGCAAGGTGTCACACCTGATTGGAGACTACTTCGATGAGTCCCAGTTCATCGAACTCTGCGCGGGTGCAATCGGTGAAGGTACTACGGCACAGTTCGTATCGTTCATGCGGGTAGTGGAGCAGCTGCCTGACTTCATGGACATTGTGAACAATCCGATGAAGTGCAAACTGCCTGACAAAGATCGGCCTGACGCACAGTATGCTGCCACGCAGATGATTGCTCATCGTGTGGACGGAGATACTGCTGAGCCTGCGTTCGATTACCTGAAGCGTATGCCACGTGAGTTTCAGGTGTCGGGAATCAAAGCGGCCATGCGTAAGACCGGCCCATCACTTGTGCAATCAAAGAAGTTCGCCGGTTGGTTGCGCCAGAATCAAGACCTTTTGGTAGCGGCGAACCTGATCGACCCGAAGCGAGGTATGTAAGATGGGAACATCATTTGACGACATTAGTTCCTTACTGGACAGCGTGCTGGCAGACGAGGAGCAAACGCCTAACGAGATTGCCGACGAGCAAATCAACGAGGCATTGGAGGCTGTGTCAACCCCGGAACCCGAGGAAGACGAGGCCGTTATCACCGCCGACGACTTGGTGAACGAACCAGTTGTTGACGACATTGAAGCACTGATTGCTAGTGCTGCGGGGGAGGAAGTGGAGGAACCCGAACCCGAGCCTGAGCCGGAGGTCGAGGATGTCACACAGTGTGTGAGTCCAGAGCCTTCCACACAGATGTTCTCAAAGGGAACGGGTGCCGATACGGTGCCCATTCCAACCTTCACGGATGAGGACATTATGGATCAGATCGACATTCGTCAGTTCGGTACACTTGTTACACTTCGGACTGCTCGGTGGCACGGTAAGATCAAGGATCGTAAAGCGAGTAAGGATGCGGCGACTGCGGCTGGTGCCGACGCTGCTGCTTTCGAGACTCACAAGTTCCTGCTTGCCGGTGCTGACGAAAGGCTCAAGAAGGTTCACAAGTGCATTGACGCTGCACGTACTGCCCACTACGCAATGACCTTGCCTTGGTCGGTAGTTGGGATCAACGAAACCGGGAAGCGCGCAGGCCCGAGGCTGCTGCCTAATACGCTGTTCATGGAGTACACGACAGCGGTGGCAAACGCCAAGGCTGAGACTGATGCGGCGCTCAACGAGTTCGTTCAAGGGTACGGCAGCGATCTTGTTGCAGCACAAAGGAAACTCGGTAGCGCGTACAACGCTGCTGACTATCCTGACGCTGCTGTGATCCGACAGCACTTCGGTCTGGACTTCGACTTCCAGCCTATCCCCAAGGGGCAGGACTTCGATGGTATTCAGGGACAGCAAGCGCAGAAGTTGGCAGAGTCACTCAACAAACGGACGCGCACGATGCTCGAGAACGCGATGCAGGATGCTTGGCAACGGCTGTACGAAACTGTGCAGCACGCCTACGAGCGTCTCTCGAACCCCGACGCCCTCTTTCATTACACCATGATTGAGAAGCTGAAGGATCAGGCGTCGATGTTGAAACACCTGAATGTAACCAAGGATGGTCGGATCGAAGACATACGCGACCGGGTCGAGCGCAAGCTGACTATGTACGATGTGAAGGACATTAGGAAAGACGATGCCCTTCGCAAGCAGATGGCGGCTGACGCGGAAGTGATCTTCGATCTGATGAAGGAGTTTGCGACTGATGAAACCTAGTCATGGAATAGAAGCGCTGACACCTGCATGGAACAGATGGGTGAACACGTACAAGAGGCAGCCCTCTGGCAAGTACAGTGACAGTGAAGTTCCAATCAGGCTACGTGGGTATTCCGAGTTGACGATGGGCGACCTGAGTGACAAGGAACGTAAGGCTATCGACACAGCAATTCGTCGAGGCTACACGCTCTCCAAGTCCTCACGATGGTACACCTGTCTGCAACTCATCCTGCGTACCGTGGATTTTCAGCTGGGCTATCTGGGCAAGACACGTGGTTCAATCTGGACACCTGACGAGAACGCTCGGGATGAACTGATGAAGCACATGGAAGCCCAGCTGGTAATGACTGAGAAGTTCAACGCACGTGACCTGAGTACCTATGGTGCGAACGTAGTGCGTATCGCAGTCGATTCCCGTTGGAACCCGATGAAGTCACACCTGACAGAATTACGACAGGTGATTGACGAACACATGGAACCGTGGGCTAAGGCTCGCGCCCGTCTAGCAGATAAACTGCTACCGGACAATGCCGTAGTCCGTGTTCCATACGACTCAATGAAGGAGAAATATCATCGTGAGTGAAGAAAACACGAAACTGACGGAAGTCAAAACGGCGATGCTTTTGCATGTACCGTTCTTCGCGTCGATCATGCTTGACCACATGCGTATCAAGGTCGGCAAGTTCGACAATGTGTTTCCCCCGCACATGAAGGGAAACGAAACCGCAGCAACCGATGGGAAGAACATCTGGTTCGACGTTGACTTCTTTGAGAAGCTGACGCTACCCGAACGTGTCTTCGTCATGTGTCACGAGATTGGTCATGCGATCTGGATGCACATGCCTCGTGCCAAGCAGTATCAGGACACGGGCTTCGACGGTGAACCGTTTGACCACGGTAGATGGAACCGAGCCGGTGACTACATCATCAACGATATGCTGCACAACTGTAACATCGGCAAGATGCCTTCCAATGTCCTGCATGATCCGTCCCGGTTCACTTCGCAGGATATGGCAGACGATGTTTACCGCAAGCTACGTGACGATCCCGATGATGGGGATGGGCCGGGGCATGGCACAGGTGGTACGCTTGACGAGCATATCCCCGCTAGTGCTCAAGTGACCGAGGCCGAAATGAAACGTGTGATTGCAAGTGCTGCTGATGCTGCCAAGGCGCAGGGTAAGTTACCTGCTGACCTGCAACGGTTCGTGGATGAGGTACTTGAACCGAAGGTCGCATGGACTGAGAAGTTGCGTAAGTCTATGCAGAAGGTGGCAGGGCGAGAGGCTACTACGTGGACTCGACCCCATCGTCGTCGGTTGTTATCACAAGGCGTCGTCATGCCTAGCTACACCGGCTTCGCTGCTGGTCACATCGTGTTCGTCGTGGACACTTCAGGCTCTATGTCGCAGAAGGAAATGGCACAGGGTCTCGGAGAGTGCGACAACATCTTGCTCGACTGCACCCCGAAAGCCGTAACCCTGATAGGCTGCGATGCTCGTATCAATTCGGTTCACGAGTTGTATGCCGGTGATTCACTCAAGGACAACCCGCCACCGTTAGGCGGGGGAGGAGGGACGAGTTTTGTGCCGCCTTTCGAGTGGATTGAGGAACAGGGGATTCGTCCTGACTGTGTGGTTTACTTCACAGACATGTATGGCGACTTCCCCGAAGACCCCGGCTATCACACCATCTGGTGTTCGACCAGTGAGGGGATGGAGTCACCTATTGGTGAGACCATCTTCGTAGAACTGGACGATGAGTAACCGGCTGTCACAATCCGGCAGGTCGTTCATGCTGAACAAAGGGCGACAGATGTTCACAAGGTATCGTCACACGATGCACGCGAACACTCTTGACCCCAAGGACTACTACTGGTTTGCATGGTCACGTGAGGAACGTGAGGCAATGGAGTTGATTGCGCCAAGGAAGGCGCTCAACCATTGCAACAGCATGTCCATCAAGTGTCCGTCGCTATCAGAGAAGCGTGAGTACTTGCCGAGGAACCCGAGAATCAAACTTCACTTCGGATCACGGTACGATTCTTTCCCGTACCCCGAAGTGGAGATTGAGGACACGCAGATCACCGACCCTGAACTACGCACAAAGTTACTCGCGTGGGTTGTCAGAGACCGTCAGCTTTGCGCTTGGCAGTCTCGGTTCGACAGCTACGCACATGCGTTAGTGTGGGGTAGCGGGAGACTCAAGAAGGCTGATGGGGAATACCTGACCATCAACTCAGTGAACACTCCCGGTCAGTTGTATCGTGCGTGGCCCGAGTTCGCGTCCTTGGTTGAAAAGAAATACACCGACCGAATGGCGGCACAGAAGTTACGCTCTGCAATGCCTACTGGTTGGAGTGAGGAAACCTTAGAGCAGTTTAAGCATCTGCCTGACATGGAAGAAATCAACCAAGTCCTTTTAACTATTGCAGTCATGGACAACTTGGAGAACGACAGACTGTATCCCGATCATTAAAACTCACACACTGTGTGACATGGGGCTGGCCTTCGGGCTGGCCCCTTTTTTTGTCTTGACGAGCAACTTGTCATCTGATAGTTTCGGTCATCTACCAAACTAATTAAGGCGATGAAATGGAACTTGATGAAGTTCGGCAAGAGGTCATCGAACTTGTTGCCAAAGTCCACCCCGAAATGCAGGAAGGCGTATTCAATCCTGATGCCTTTCGCTCGCATTACCTCACCCCTTTCAGAGCACGTGATCTAAACTCGCTGGCACGTTACGAGCGTCAGCACCAGACCATCTTCTGCCGCCAGTGTCTCACCAAGGACGAGAAGAAAGGTTTGCTCTTGGTACACCAGTTGTGGATCGAAGAAACCGACAACGGGTTGGAGAACAAGCCCGGCGAGTGGGTGTCTCTCCAATGCCAGAACCCTGACTGTGACTTCGACTTGGTAACACCACGACCAGAAGCACCCAAGTCAGCTGCCGAGATACACCGTGAACAGCTGGAAGAACTGATGAAGAAGTACCAGCACAGTCAATACAACCAGCTGATGAACACTCCACAGTGGATTACCAACACCGGGACTGTCACGTACCCGACTCACACAGGTGTGACAAGCCCGACCATCACGTTCACTGGTCAGGCGGCAGCGGCGGCTCAGGGGCAGGCGTTATCATCAGCAAGTACTTCCAGCATCCAAGGTACACCCGCTGCGCCACCCCCGAAACCCTCACTCTACCAACAGCTGATAGACAAATACCTCAAATGAACTTCCTACGCAGATGGACAACACTAATTGTGCTCGTGTTCTTCCTGCTTCTAATATGGTTGCTAGGATGAACCTCATCACCCTTGATTGGGAGACGTATTACGACAAGGATTACAGCCTGTCGAAGATGTCTACTCAGGACTACGTAAACGACCCGCGCTTTGAAATCATCATGGTCGGCGTGAAGGTCAACGAGGAACCCGCCCAATGGTACAGCTACGACACAATGGACGAGTACTCGGCCCTTTTCAGTCGCCTTGGACTACGCGACTCGGCTATGTTGAGTCACAATACTGCATTCGATGGTCTGATCTTCTCATGCTACTTTCCGACCCACATGCCAGCACGCTTGCTGGACACACTTGGCATGGCTCAAGCCCTCCTAAAACCGTACCACAGGAGTATCTCGCTCGCTTCATGTCTGAAGCACAGAGGCTCGCCGTGGGCGAAGATGGGAACTGTCCACTTGATGACTGGCCGGAGGCGTTCATCGCTCTCGACGCAAGAAATGGTGGAGTATGGCGAGTATTGCAAAACGGATGTGGAAGGTACCTATTGGCTATTCAGGAATCTGCTCCCCGAGTTCCCGCGTGAGGAACTGGACATTATCGACCTCACGCTGCGTATGTACCTCGAGCCACAGTTCGTCCTCGATACCAACATTCTGCAACACGTGTTAGACTCGACTCGTGAGCGAAAACAGGCGCTCATGGATGCCCTACCCTCACATATCAAAAAGTCCCAGCTTTCGTCTAACCCACAATTCGCACAGCTGTTGGAAAGTCTGGGGGTAGAAGTTCCGTACAAGATCAGCCCCACCACCGGCAAGGCGACTTGGGCGTTCGCCAAGAACGACACAGGCTGGAAGGAACTCGAAGACACCTACGGCGATGACCCCCTCATAGCGCCCATCATGGCTGCACGATTGGGCGTGAAATCCACGATTGCCGAGACCCGAGCCGAGAGGTTCCTTGCCATAGGCGAGCGCTACAAGCGCCTCAGAATCCCTCTACGGTACTATGCGGCCCACACAGGCCGTTACGGGGGGATGGAGAGGATCAACTGTCAGAACCTCCCACGCATCCCCCAGAACGCCACAGACAGGTACCACCTACGCTACGCGCTGTGCGCCCCGCCCGGCCACTCCGTCCTTGCCTGTGACCTGTCCCAGATCGAAGCCCGACTGAACGCATGGCTCTCCAACTGTCAGGATTTGCTACACGTGTTCCGTACAGGTGGTGATCCATACTGTGCATTTGCATCGAAGGTCTGGGGGCGCACCATTACCAAGGCCGACCAGCACGAACGCTTCATCGGCAAGACCTGCATCCTCGGCCTCGGTTACGGCATGGGCTGGAAGAAGCTGAAGGCCACGCTGCGTGCTCAGGGCGTCAAAGAAACGGACGCACAGGTTCAGCGTTACGTAGATGTGTATAGAATGTCGTACCCCGAAATCCCGGCGCTCTGGCGGCTGTGTGACGAGACCATCGGCATGATGGCTCAAGGTGCGTCCCGGCAGATCGGCCCGGCCACCGTCAAGGGCAACCAGATTCTTCTTCCCAATGGGATGACGCTCGACTACCCGAACCTCCGGTGGGTCGAAGACAGTAAGTATCAGGGCTGGTCATACAACTTCGCAGGACAGGGCCGAACCATGTGGGGCGGCAAGTTCGTGGAGAACCTGATCCAAGCCCTCGCACGCATCATCATTATGGGACACATGCGTGAAGCCTATCAGCAGTTCGGTCTGCGCCCAGCCCTTCAAGCGCACGACGAATTGGTGTATGTTGTCCCTACGGCCATGCTTCCTCAGTTGGAGCAAGGCTTGCTTGGCATTATGAAGACGCAACCGAAGTGGTCGCGTAATTTACCTATTGACGCAGAGGCCGGTCATGGCCCTACATACGGGGATGCAAAATAATGGCATACAACCAATGGCCCGGCGGTCTCGGCTCCCAGATCACTACACATTCCGTGGCGAACACCGTTGAGTACAAGTACAGCGCCACCTACCAGTACGTGCCGCAAGGCATACCCAAGTGGCTTCAGGACATGGGCTGGACGACCAGCACCAATGACCCCGACACCGAGGAAATGCTGTTCCAGCGCCAAGGCGATGAGCAGAACAGTACGATGTACTTCAGGTGGTATGAAGCTGTGGCCTACGAATGGTTCAGGATGATGACCCTTGGTGGAGAGTGAAGTGTGGGAAATCTGGACTTGCCCGTATTGCAAGAAGTACTACGAGGCAATCGCTATTAACGAACACAAGGAGAAATGTGATGGGTTCAAGAAGGCAAAAGAAGACATGCAGGAAAGTAGGATACAAGAGCGCGACCAGAGCGAGGGAGGCTCTGCGTGAACAACGAGACATAGGGGTAAAACGGTTCTATAAATGCCCCCATTGCCGGGGGCTTTACCACCTTACAAGTGAACCACGATGAAGAAACGAATCCACGTAAACCAGCACAACATCAAAGCCAACAGAAAGGACGGTGGCAGTCGCCCGGTTATGTCCGTGAAGACTTACAAGAAGACGCACACCGCCAACCACGTTTATATCGAAGGGGATTCAGTAGTCGTGTATCAACCTGACAAACCACTATCGTGTGGAGCACATGTATGGATTGAGGCTGAAGGCGACGTCATCATCGACGGAAGACACAGGATATGAAGAAACGAGCATGGTCATACAGCGCCCTCGATATGTTCGAGAAGTGCCGCAAGAAGTTCTATCACCTGAAGGTGAAGAAGGACGTAAAGGAGCCTGACAACCAGTGGCAGGCTGACGGTAAGTTCGTCCACGACGCGCTGTTCAAGTACTGCATGGAAGGTGTACCACTTCCGGTACAGCTGCGTCACATGCAGGCTAGTGCTGACCGGGCGCTGGCGCTGCCGCACGACGAGAAGTATGGCGAAATGAAGCTGTGCCTCAACGACAAGTTGCAGCCAGTAGACTTCTTCGCCAAGGACGCATGGGTTCGCGCTGTCCTCGACCTGTTACTGCTTTCCGATAACTCGACAATGGCATTCCTGATTGACTGGAAGACAGGCAAGCAGAAGCCGGGCTTCGACCAGCTGAAGTTGGCCGCTGCGATCCTGTCACGCTTCATGCCAGAGATAGAGAACTTCATCCTGATCTATGCGTGGCTCAAGGATAACGAGTTCACCCGCGAGGTCATCCACAAGGATCGACTGAAACAGGTGTGGCTGGACTTTATGCCTCGGGCGGCGGAGATAGACAAAGCCGAGCAGACCACCGATTTTCCATCCAATGCCACCCCTTTATGCGGATACTGCCCTGTGAGCAGCTGTCCTGAATGGTACGAGAGAGACTAAGCGATGAGACGAGACCCGAAAGACATCCTCGAGAAGACTGTGAAAGACCGTGTGAAACGCATGTTACGAAATCACGGTGCGTGGTGGCACATGCCTGTCCAACGTGGGCATGGCTCGTCTGGGGTGGACTTCCATGCCTGTCATGGCGGGAGGTTCCTCGGCATTGAAACCAAGCGTCCGGGCAAGCACCCGACACCCCGACAGGAGTTGACGCTGGAACAGATTAGAGAGGCCGGTGGTAAGACCATCGTCATCGGCGAAGTTTACTACCCGGAAGATGATTCGTTTTCGGGGGAGTCGGAGTTGCGTGAGTGGCTACTCAGCCTGTAATCGTCAAAGCAAGCAAGGAATTCCTCATTCCGCCTGATGAGGGTTTGACTGCGCTCGTACCCGGAAGACTGGTAGACTTCCGTGGTCAGCACGTGATGGCGTATCCACATACGACTGAGACTACACGCCTCGCTCGCAACATGGGCTACAAAATACCCGCGCCAGTTCTGTCGCAGTATGAGTGGCCCACCGACCCCCCACCTTTTGAAACGCAGAGGATCACGGCAGGGCTGCTCACCATGCAGCCTCGTGCCTACGTCCTATCTGAAATGGGAACAGGCAAAACACGTGCGGCTCTGTACGCCTGTGACCACATGTTCAACGAAGGCCAAATTAAGAAAGTTCTTGTTGTCGCACCCCTCAGTACTCTGACACAGGTGTGGGACAAAGAGATATTCCGTTACTTCATGCACCTGAGCACCGTGGTGCTGCATCACCCCCAAAGGAAGAAACGGCTACACCTGTTGGAGACCAACCAAGACAAGCAAATCCACATCATCAATCACGATGGTCTGAAGATCATGCGGCAGCAGTTGATCGACCAGAAGTACGATGTCGTCATCATTGACGAAGTAGCGACATTCAGAAATCCAAGCACCGAACTCTGGCGTGCTGCGCGTAGCGTGATACGCAACACTCCCTACGTCTGGGGAATGACCGGGTCGCCCATGCCGAACGAACCACCGGACGCATGGGGGCTGGCGAAGCTGCTAACCCCCGCACGTGCAACGCCCTACAAAAAAGAGTTCATTCGGAAAACCATGATACAGATAAGTGAATTCCGATGGGTGCCGAAGCACGACGCTAACGACCATGTGTATGCCATGTTGCAGCCAGCTGTCAGGTTCAAGCGTGACGACTGCGTGGAGCTGCCCGAGACGACATACAAGGACGTCGAAGTGAAACCGTCGAAGCAGGTCGCTCAGACCTATGACAACATGGTTAAGAAATTGAAGCTGGCTTTTCAAGAGGGCAATGTCACCGCTGCGAACGAAGGCGTGCTTTTCTCAAAGCTGTTGCAAATCAGTTGTGGTTGGGTCTACACGCAGGATAAAGGCGTGGTTAGACTCGACAACAAGAACCGAGTTCAAGAGTTGCTCGACATCTACGAGCAGGCAGCTGGCAAGGTCATCTGCTTCACCAACTTCAAGCACTCCACTGAGGAGTTGTATGCACGTGTAGTGAAGAAGACGAACTGTGCGTTGGTTCACGGAGGTACTCCGATGAAGTACCGCAACGACATCTTCAACACGTTTCAGGACAGCCCTGAGAAACAGTTGTTGATCGCACATCCGCAGTGCATGGCGCACGGTCTGACACTGACCTCTGCCAACACGATTGTGTGGTTCACCCCGACAACCTCACTCGAAATTTATGAGCAAGCGAACGCTCGAATCACGCGCCCCGGTCAGACCCAAAAAGCCCTGATTATTCATTTGACTGGCACCGCAATCGAGCGTAAGCTGTATTCCCGTTTGAGGCAGAAGTCCCGACTTCAGGGAGCACTCCTCGACATGTTTAACGACAACTAAGGCGACTACAATGAACCGAATCAAGCAATGGTTTTATCGGTGGAAGCTGAAGCGTGTAGTGGCTGCTCTAGCCATACGTACTTCCGTCCGTGACAAAGATAAAGATGGGGTCTATGCGTTCGCAAAGATGCTTGAAGCCACCGAGATAATGACTCGCGGCATCAAGAAGAACGACGAGGTTGTAATGACATGCGAACGTGAAGAACTGGATCAGTTCATCCGTTACATGACCACACTCCATGACTCACGACTGTCTCTACTTATACGCGCTCGAATCGGCCTCGCCACCCTTACAGCCAGCGCTGAAAAGGTACTTGGTGAGAAGCCGAAGGAAGTGCTGAAGACAGAGGCAGCACGAACGCTAAAGGGCCGCAAGTCAACCATCGTTGACGCGAGTGGCCGACAAGTGGAGTTGAAACTATGACAGACCTAAACCAAAAAATTATGCAGTACGTCAAACTTCGTGACTATCTGGACGAAGCCAAAAAAGAGTTCAATACCAGTATGGATCGCGTCAAGGCAGCTATGGCGAAACTCGAGTCGGAGTTCGCCACGCACTTGAACGACTCTGGTAGTAACTCTGCCAACACCGACGCTGGCACGATCTACAAGATTGAACGCACCAGCGCAACGGTGAAAGATCGAGACGAGTTCTTCAAGTTCGCTATCAAGAATCGCAAACTCGACGCGATGGATATTCGTGCGAACAAGAAGATCATCAAAGAATTGCTGGACGAGGGCGTAGAGGTACCGGGCGTCAAGTTCACGGCATCAACCCAAATCGGTATCCGCAGAGGAAAAGACAGTGAGTAATGATCTTACAACTACGGCAGCACAACTGCCTGCACACTTGCAAGGGGTCGTCGGTCAGGAAGTTTTCGAGGAACTGTCCGGTGGCGTGTCGTCCGGTTTTCCGGTCATCAGTTACAAAGGTAAGGTCTGGAAGGTGAGGGCCGGTGGGGAAACCCAACCGTACCTGAACGCCGATGGCGACCCAATGCCGAGCCTCGAAGTCGTCATGCTTCGCTCGAACAACCTGCCCTCGAAGACGTACTACAAAGGTTCGTACTCGGAAGGTGATAACAGCAAGCCTGATTGCTGGTCGAGCGACGGTGTGCGCCCCGACTCGACGGTGCCTGTCAAAGTCAATGACATGTGCGCCAACTGTCCGATGAACGTCTGGGGTTCCAAACAGACGGATCAAGGCAAGCCGACGAAGGCGTGTCAGGACGTCCGGCGTGTGGCCGTAGCCTTTTTGTATCAGCTGGAAGAAGTCGCAGCTGGCACACGTGCTCTGGCTGACGTCGATGTGATGTTGCTGCGTGTACCGCCTGCGTCACTGAACCCCCTCAAAGATTACGCCGAACGTGTACTGAAGCCGAAAGGTATTCCGTACTACGTGCTGGCAACGAAGATAGGCTTCGACGCTGACGCAGCGTATCCGAAGTTTACCTTCAAAGGTCTTCGTTTCCTCAATGAAGATGAGTTCAAGGCGTCAGCAGAACTGCGTGAGTCTGATGAAGCCAAACGAGTCCTCAATGAGTCGGCGGAGTATGCCGATGCGGGAACAACCGGGACAGCAAGCGAGGCAGGTGCAGCACCCACGCACGCTGCGCCAGAAGTAGCTGCCCCGGCTCCCGCAAAAGCTACGCCGGTACAGGAAACAGCAGTCGCCCAAGAGCAGGCAGCAGCCAAGGCCGAGACGGTCGATGAGATTGCCCCTGCTCCCGCACCAGTTGCGCCACCTGAAGTCCCTGCGAGTAACGAGACCCCCTCGCAGCCTGCCGCCGCATCCCCCTCTAGCGGCGGTGAGGACTTTGACGCAATGCTCGACTCCATTCTTGGTGGTTGAGTAGCTTGGCCGGAGGGGTATGCTGAGCACTGTGGAGTACCGCAGGAAGCAGACGCCCCCCGGCCCTTTTTAGGCGGCGGCTATGAAACTATCAGAATTCTACGAGGCCATCGTCCCGAAGGACGAGGGAAAACGCATACTCGCGTTCTTGACAGACAAGGGTATGCAACACGTGGTATGTAATAGCCACGAAGAATTGCAAAAGGCGACAATCAGAGTTGCTCAGTCGGGACACAACGTGTTCTACGCGATGAGCAGTTACCAACAGGGTTGGTACACCAACGAAAAAACTGGTAAAAAGCAACTCCGTACACAGGCCAACGTACATCAGGTCAAAGCGCTGTGGTTCGATATTGACTATAAAGATGGGCTATCGAACCCCACGGAAGTAGTCGCCGCTATCCGTGAGTTTTGTAACGCAACGAGGATGCCCATACCGTCGATCCTCGTTCACTCTGGGAATGGGTGTCATGTCTACTGGCCTTTTGAAGTTCCTATTGCGCGTTCTCGATGGCAACCGCTTGCTGAAGCTCTCAAAGCTCTGGCGGTCAGTCACGGCCTACCTACCGATGTCAAATGCACGACTGACGCGGCTCGAGTACTTCGGCCCATCGGTACACGAAATGTTAAGGATAAACGAAACCCTAAACCAGTTGTCCCTGACGCCCTTACCACAGGTGAACTATTTAATCCCGCAGAACTTGAAGTCACCCTTCTCGGAGGCGGCGTCTCGGGAGAGTCCGGTTTACACCTTGGCGGACCTGTACCAGACTACCTCCGGGGTCTGGGACAGTCAGACGATCTACTACACGGTGTGGGACGAACTGTTCAAAGTTTCATCCCCAACATCGCTAAGAAATGCGGCGTGCTCGCACATATCCTCACAGTTAACGGAGAGGATTGCTCTGAGCCAGAGTGGACTGCTTCGCTCCAACTTGCAAAACACTGTGCGGATGGTGAACTCTACTACCACGACCTATCAAAAGGACATCGGGATTACACACCCGAGGATACCAACGAGAAGTGGCAGCAAAGGTTGGAGAACGAAGCCGGGCCAACACTCTGCGACACCTTCGCTGCCTATCGGCCCGAAATATGCGGTGCCTGCCCACACCGGGGGAAGATCAAGACACCGCTGATGCTCGGCGAGGAAGAAGTCGTAACAGCTGAAGGAAAAGAGTTCCCGCTGTATGGCTGGCGTCCGATTGAAGGTAACATGGGCATGGAGAAGAAGGACTTTGACAAGGAGACCAAGGAGTACATCTGGGTCAAGGTTCTGAACCGCAGTTGGGAACTGTCGGGTGCGTCACGCGACATGGTCACTGGTAATTACATGATAACAGTTGTGTCCCGGTACTCCGACAGCACCCCGGTCAGTATTGACCTCCCGAACAAACTGCTTGGCGATACGTATGGTCTGAAGAAGGAACTGGCAGAGAAAGGCTGCGCTATCGAACAGAAGGAAGTGAACCATTGGATAAACCTTATGAACACGTGGTTGAGACAGGTACAGAAACAACGAAAGGTCGGTAAGAGCGTATCGCGCTACGGCTGGATCGAGGAACGGAGTGAGGGCAAAGTCCACACCACCGGGTTCACAGCAGGTGATACGAGCTACATGAAGGACGGGACTGTCCACAACGACCTGCGTATCGCTGCCGAGCATAAGGAGGTTGCGCGGCACTTCATCCCTGACGGTGACTTTGAGGTCTGGAAGGAGGCGGCTGACTTCTTGGCCGACCAGAACAATCCGGCCTTCACCAGTGTCCTTGCCAGCGCTTTTGCTGCGCCCCTGTTCGGCTATACGGGGATGTCTGGGGCCATGATAACCATTGTGAGCCGGGAGTCGGGTTTGGGTAAGTCCTCGGCCCTACAGACCGCACAGGCTGTCTGGGGGCATCCCAAGGTGGGTATGAACTCGATCAGCGACACCGAAAACTCGATTATCGCCAAAACCGCGTTCCTGAAGAACCTGCCGATCTATTGGGACGAAATCAGGGGCGACGAAGCCCTCGATAATTTCCACCGGATCGCGTTTCAGATCACGCAGGGCAAGAGCAAGGCACGAATGAACGCCCATGCCGAAATGCGTGAGGTACTGGACTGGAAGACCATCGTCGTAGGGGCGAGTAATGAATCTATCTTCGATCACATGGCACAGCGCGGAGGGCGTAGTAACGCGGCAACGGCGAGAACACTTGAACTCGAAGTCGATCCTTTTGATGACCCGACTCGGGCTACCCGGAACGCCATGTTTGGACGTCTGGACTCGAACCACGGACACGCTGGGCAGCTGTTTGCAGCATATATCGCCACCCGGCAACCTACTATCGCGGATTATGTTCGGAAGTTCTATGAACGTATCTATACTGAGTGGGGATTCACCGAAGGAGAGAGGTTCTGGTGTGCAACTATCGCTTCGCTTCTAGCGGCTGCGTCACTGGCGAAAAAAGCCGGAATCGTCAATTTTGACATAAAGACGATGTCGCAATACCTTCGTGACAGGGTTTCTGTACTGCGTGTTCGCACTGGACTCGCTATGACCAACACCAGCGCTCGAGAAGTCGTCATTGCTTACATACAGCAGTTCCAAGACGGGCTTTTGCTCCTCGATGCGTTCCCGCAGCCCGGCCAGCACGCCAAAAACCCCACCGTGAAGGCTCCACCGAAGAATCGCATGATGATCGTCCGAGCAGGCGACACCTACCGTTTCCGTGGAAAGGACTTCGCGGCGTGGCTGCAAAAATCGCAAAATATGAATGTTTCGGCGCTCTGGCCGCAAATGCAGGAAACGCTGGATGCGAAGGAAAGCAAGGCATACCTCGGAATCAAGGATACGGCCTACCACCTGCCCCGAAGCAACATCATTGAAGTTACGTTATAGGTGTATTAAAGGCCCACTATTAAAATGTCAAAAAATACAAAATTGAAAACGCGATCTGACGTTACAGGTTGGTCATCTGACTACTACCAGCTGCCGCCCGGTGCCAAGGAAATGCAGGACTTGATCGAGTACCGGGACATGAATTTCGCTATGGGAAATATCTTCAAGGCGTGCTATCGTTACGGTCACAAAGCCAACACCACTAGGGAATATGATCTGGACAAGATCATTTGGTATGCACAGCGAGAGAAGCGACGGTTAAATGGGCGCAAGAGAAAGAAGTAAGGCGTACTACGAGAAGTACCACGCTTCCCCCGAGGCGAAGAAGGATCGTGCTGCCCGTAACAAGGCACGCCGTGAGGCCATGAAGGATGGCCGGGTCAAGAAGGGTGATGGCAAAGAGCTTGACCACAAAGTTCCACTGTCGAAGGGAGGGAGCCGTTCGACGTCTAACACACGTGTTGTGAGCCGCAAGACGAACCGCAGCTACAAGCGTGACGCGAAGAACCGTCCAATTTAGGAGACAGGAAATGCCAAGTCGCACACTGAGGAAAGAGTGGGAACGCAAGAAGGCTGCACGTGCTGAGCCGGTTGCCGAACCCGTAGTCGAGGAAGAAGTCTTCGAGGAAGAAGTCGTCGAAGACGTAGAGGTTGACGAAGATGAGTAGGCCAGCCCAACACGTTGTCCACAGCGGCAACATCACTGCCACAGGTGCCTCGGGGCTGTTCGGTTTCGGCGCACAGAATGCCGTGTTCGTACTGGACATCACCGCTGCCGGTGGCACGACGCCCACGCTCGATGTGATCGTTGAGGAATACGACGAGGCTTCAGACAGCTACGCTACCATCGACACGTTCCCGCAGCAGACTGGCGTTGCCACTGTTCGCCGCACTGTCGTCGGTAACACGACGCCGTTCGGTCATCTGCTTCGGGTCAGCTGGACGCTTGGTGGTACGGCAAGCCCGAACTTCACGTTCACCTTCTCGGCACACGAAAAGCCCTGATGGGTAAGGATTCAAAGCTGGGGGTCGAGGGTATATGGATTATCCTCGTCTTCCTGCTCATCCTCATCTTCTTCGCCTACAAGGAGGCTAACGCGCTCGAGCTTGAGGCCGGGCCAGCGCTCCTGTCAGGTGAGTACTCGGAAGGTGGGGCCATGATCCTGTCGGATCGTATCGGGAAGTTCTCTGTCGGCGGTGGCTACATTTCCAAACAAGTGTGTCACTGCCGTTACCCGGCTGAGCTGGACGAAAACATTTTCTTCCACGCCCAACGTGTGTTTGAGTACAAGCGTTGGGAACTTGGTATCGGGCCAGCCTACTTCCAGAATACGAACCGCGCCCTCGGCAAGAAGCTAACGTGGTCTCTGTCCCTCGGCTTCGGCGGTGAGCACTGGTCGATCAGGGTGCGGCACTTCAGCAACGCAGGGTCAGGTACCCCGAACTTGGGGCAGGACATGCTGGTGATCGGGTACGCCTTCTAGTAGTACCAGTACTCGGTAATCATCCCCCAAGGAATGACCATCTTGGCGGCGAATCCGTCCTTCTTCTTGACGTAATAGTCCGTCGCCAGCACCACACAATCCTCGTTCTCCTCCACCAGATAGCCTGTAGTCCAGCGGTCTACGGGCTTGGTGTTCTTCGCTTCCTTCCTTTTGAAATCCGAGGTCTCGATACTGGCATCAAGCCAGCGTATCTCTACCACCATCACAGTCGCCATTCTCCGTCGATGATGAACAGCAGGCTACGTTTGCCATTGGCGTACAGAACACAGTGACAGTGCATCCAGCTGCTCGGGCCTTGGTTGTAGTCCAGCCGCAGCGGGGTGCTGGTGCCGGTCTGGTAGCACCCCTCCTCGATGCCGGGGGAGTGACTGTGTCCTATGATCGTCTTGACTCCGATCCGACGCAAGTTCTTTCTCGAACCCCTTGATCCGTTTGGCCCTTTGTCACCGTGCAGCGAAAGTTCCACGCCATTCAGCGCAAAGCTCTCGTCTCGTTTCAAACACGTGATGGGAGCGTTACCCTTCAAGCGGTCCACCCAGTAGGTGAAGGGGTGAGGGACCGCATTATTTTGCTTAATTTCTTGCACCATATACAGGGCAGTCTCCAAGTAGAACTCTGCGTTCTCCGGGTCGTGCCGCCAGTCCTGCTCTCGCAGCCACCGGGCTAGGAAATCGTCGTGGTTGGAGGCCACCAGAACGCCTGAGCGCCCCGCACAGACACGCGCCAGCCACATGACGTCTTGTATCACCTCCTCTTTAACGAGGTGCAGGAGGCCCACACGCTTAGCCACCTGCGCGAATGGGTCTTTCTTCACGTGATGGTTGGTGCTGATGCCATCGTGGAGGTCGTGGAACACCAGATGTTCCGGGTTCAGGGTCTCAACCATGCCGCCCGGCCCGAAGGTGACTTTCTCCACGGTCGGGTCCATGACCGCCCGGTGCGTGTCTCCAAACACCAGTGCGGAAGCTCGTGCCACCTTGGACACCTTGGACGGGGTGTATTCCATGTCCAAATCTATGAAGCTACCGTCCTTGGTTGCGTTCAGCTGTCTCAAACTGAACTTCTTACCGATGATCTCCACGACGACGGCGGCCAGTGCGTGATGGAACTCGCCCTTCTTGCCAGCCTTGCTGTCCGTGTAGTTCGGCAGGGTGACTGCGCCTGTGGTCGTGAGTATCTTGGGGTAGCGGTGGGAGGGCGTGGCGATAGTCTCAAGTTGCAGCTTGGTGTGTCCGAGGATGCCTGACTCGCCGTGTGTGAGGCTCTCGAAACCCTGTAGGGGGTTGACAGCGGTGGGCTGCGTCTTGATGTCTCCGAGCAGCACAAGGTTCTCGTTGAGTTTCTTGCGCTGGTTGTAGAGGTAGGGGTGTAGTTCATTGGCCCACTGTTCCAGATTCTCCTGCGAGTCTGTCCACCTAGATGTTGGGTTCTTGTACCTAAGTGGTATGACTACCAGTTCAGCCTCATTGTGTTCGCAGTAACGTCGCAGTGCCTCGAAGAACTGTTGATGGATGGGGGTGGCGTTCTGTGCAGCTGTTATGACGAAGCGCTTGACACCTCCCAGCTTACGTTTGAACTGTGGGTTCTTGTCAGCTTCCTTACGACTGTTACGGCCTGAGTACGGCTTGTCGGGGTCGGTGGTGGAGTAACAGTAGATGCGCTCGCCTGCTTTTTGATCCTCACACACCCATCGTTGCTTGCCACTCTGAGCCTTCTGGCCGCGCCGTAAAGTATCCCGCCCACACTTCGGACAGGTCTTGTACTCATGGGTGCGACCAGTAGGCCCCTTTCGTTTAACGGTACGGTTCCCCGTACCCGGCGTATAGCCCTGCTTTCTTCTCATCAATCGCTGCTCCATATCGCTCGTATTGAAGTTCTCGCTCGAGTTTGCCCTTCATGTTACGCAGAATGGCAGAACGGGTGATTGCCTCTTGAGGGAACGAACGATTGAACTCAACGATCTTTTGCATGATCGCTGCTCGCTGCCCAATGTCGGCGGTACGAAACTGTTTCATTAGGTCGATCTTCCTGTCCCGTACAAAGGCTTCCTTGTCTTTGATGGCGGCCTGACCTGCGTAGAACTTTCCGACATCTGTCGGGGTAAATCCTACTGCCTGCAAAGCCACCTCCCATGCGTTGAGGTCGGAGGTGTCGAGCACCGTATCGCCAGAGCTATTGACCAGCCCTTCAGAGGCGAACCGACCTGCACGAAGTATATCACGCATGAACTTCGGACTCAGCGCTTCGAGTCCTTTCACGTAGTCGCCACTACCAAAATACTGTAGACCCCTGCCAAACGTCAGGGCTTGGTTGATGCTCGCACCACCGAAGGACGAGAGCAGTGAGCCAGCCACCGACTCAGGGGTGTCACCTCGCAGGTCGATGAAGAACAGGGTTCCCAAAGACATGCGAACGGACAGGTCTGCACCGAAGGCCGCCGGGAGGCCACGGCCAAGAGCTGTTGAAACAGTTGTTCCAAACAGATCGTTCGTAGCACTTGTCACAAGCCGGTCGTAGGTCGCGCCAGACAGGGCATTCTTCAAGGTGTACGGCTCATCGTCATCTCCGAGTGCCATCATCGCCATACCCATCGCCATCTTGATCGGCTGCAAGGTAACGCCTACGAGACCGCCTACGGCAGCGTGCGTACCGAGCAGCCCCGCTACGATCTTCCGAGAGTCCTTGTCGCCCTTGAACGCACGCACCGTGTGGCGGATGAGATGTGCGTAGATGTGCTGTGACCACTGCATGAACTGGAAAACGATAGGCAGCTTCATAAACGCAGGCGGCTTGTTGGCCGTCGAGTAGTCGAACTGCGTCTGCGAGACCATGTCCTCTGCGTAGGAGGTGGCAGCTTCTCGGGCCGCTTCCTCACCGGCACCGCTGTTCTTCTGGCGAGCGTATTCCAGATCATAAGCAGCGATGGCGGTAAGGACGCGGTTGTTTACTTCAACCATGTGCGCCATTGCACGAGATGCGTCGAGCACCTTGGCCTTCCAGTCGGTCTTACCCCCTGCGATTTCACGCAGCTCTGTCAAAGGGGAGACCTCAAGCACGCTGGTCTCACGCAGCTTCTCGAGCATGGCGATGTGTTCTTCGGCTCGGGTGTCGTTTGCTTGCAGGTGTGAGGTAAGGTCGTCGAAGATTCCGAACGCTTCCTCGGCTGCGACATCCGCACCCTTCAACCACGGTAGGAGAGCGAGGCCACCCTTCGACTTCCCTACGCCCTTGAAGATCGGAGCCTTGATGAGTCCCTGTGCTGCCTTCATCGCAGACAGGGCGTTGCCCCACCCGTGTCGGCCAGCCATCGTCGGGGCCGTCACCATCCACGGTTGGGTGCTGTTAATCATGTGATATGACACACTCGTCAGCATGTAGAACTGAGTCAGGGCGATACCCTTCCGTGCGAGGTTGTGAATCTCGATCGGGTTGGTCGTCAGTTCATCACGTTTCAGAAGCGTGTTGTAGACGTTGTCCAGCTGCTCCTTCGACATCGGAGATGCACCCTGCTGATAGTTCTTCAGGTACTCCCGCATATCGGTCAGCCCCTTCGACATCTGCCAGCCGTACTCAAGCTGCGCCCGGTAGTAGGCAGACTGCGAGGCGTAGTTCGCAAAGTTGCGGTGCTGCAAGTCGTAGTTCACACCACGCCTGTTCTGACGTTTGATCTCACGCTTACGGAACGACTGGTCGCTCAGGTTCCGGAGGTAGAACTGCTTGATCGCGTTTGCCGCAGCTGCATTATTTCCCAACGATTCTATAATGCTATTGAGAGCGGCGTTCGATTGGATTGCAGACTCCTGCATGGAATCCAGCTTCCGTCCAGCCTCTCCAACATTACCCTCGCCGTACTCCTCAAGCAGTCGCTCCCTTGCTTCCAACACCTCGGACATCGACTCGCCGACAACGAACTCCGACTCCTTGATCTCGACTGCCCACTTGCCATCTTTCTCACGCACGCTGGCAGAGAGACTGGGGTCAGCTGCACGCTTGTCGGCGGCGTACTTGCGTGCCTCACGGCTGTCACCAAAGGTGCGCTCCTCGATGACCCGGCTCGCGTACACGGCGAAGTCCCCGTATCGCATCAACGGGAAATAGACACCCTGTTTCATGGCAGGTACTTGCGCCACCGACTGTATAAAGCCAGCCAGATCGTCTTCCTTATCGCCGAGGTACTCGCCGAACTCTGCGGCGATCATGTCCTTGCTGTCGGCGAACTTGCGGATGTTGTCCTTGTTGTACTTGCGGTTGAAGGCGTCGATGTCCATACCATCCGGGCCGCTGGTGACGACGCCACGAATCGCATTCAGAAGCAACAGGTCTACCTCGTTCTCGAGAGAGTTCTGGTAGTACGTGGTGACGTCCTGCCACAGCTGTTTGTAATCCTGCGGAAGCGCCTGCCAACGACGGCGGAGCACTGCGTACTCTCCACGCTGGGCGGCGTGCGACTTCTTGTTCCGATCATGTGTGCTGAGCTTGCTGGGGTCGAAGCCCTTGAGGGTGGACTCCGTAGCCAGACGACTGAACTCAAGCTCCTGCTCCACGCCGTGCTTCTCACGCAGCTTCGTCCACGTACGTGACATGGACTCTGGCAGCTGCATCAGCTTGTTGTTGCGAGCGTTGCGGCCATTGAACGCATCCATGTACTTCGCCAGCGGGCCTTTCTCGCCACCGAAGTACTGCTCGTAACGCTCACGCAGCTGACGCATGGAGTGGAACGCATGACTGAGCTTGCCTCGGAGAGCGTTACTCTTAATGGCGGTAGCAGCTTTGCGGGCATTGTCTTCAACCTCGAATGTCTGGTTGATCTTGTTCCATACTTCCTCGCCACCTAGCCCGTAGGTGTTCTGCCGCTTCGTATAGACACCAGCCTTCTCCATCAGCGTAGGCTCAACAGCCATGAGCGCTTCCATGATGTTGTCGTATTCAGGTGCCTGACTAAAACCAAACAGCCGTTTTAGAAACGCTGTGAACTTGTCCCACAGGGTCTCATTGTCCACCGGGGCAGACTGTAGGAACGCTTGAAACTCTGGGTTCGAGAACGCCTCGGCGACAAACTCTGCCGGAGACAGGTAGGTGTCAAACAAACCGTAAGGCTTGGTTGCATGAGGCACGTTCCTCATTCTTACCGTGTACGTACCGTCTGCCTCTTTCTGGAAGTAGGCTGCGCCATTATACTCCTGAAGATTGATCTCCCACACATATAGCTCAGCATCATCACGGTCAAGGTTTTTCCATTCCTTTGTGTATTTACCTCGTCTGGTTTTAACCCAATGCTGTCGTGCTTGATCCGCCAGTTCAGTTACGTATTTACGGAGAGCAGGCTTCGTCTCCAACGAGGCCACAGTAGCCGCGTGCATCAACTCGTGCAGAAGGGTATGGACAGCCGCACCTTCAGGTTGTGACGATCTTGCGATTCTATCAGGGAACAGATGGATACGGTTCCGGCGACCATAAAACCTACCAAGGGCCATTGAAGGTCCCCATTTGTAGGCGATGGTCACATCATTGGCAAACTCTATGTCAAGCAGTTTCCGGACAGTCATACCGTAGAAGCTGGACTCCGGCAGGACATCTTTCAGTGCCTTCAGGACAATACTGGCATGAACAATTCGTCCTTCTTCGCCCTTGAATTTCTCATCAGTAGGCGCGATCAGTAGGTCGCCAAGCACACGTGCAGCTTGTTTAACCTTCGGGCCGTGGTTACGAATCTCCTCACCGATCTTGTCATAGGCACGTTCTTGGTACTTCTCCTGCATGTAGTCAACGAACAGTCCCGGCTCGAGGTTCTTGTTGGTGTACGCACTCATCGTGTCTGTGCGGTCAGCAACACGCGCCTTGGTCTGGGTGTAGTCCTTACGGATAGCAGACGCCCGGCCACGAGCATCAGCCTTCCTGATCCTCTCCTGCCACAGCGCATCACCAAAGCGACGGTATGTAATAGTCCGGTACTTCCAGCCGCCAGTCTTTGTCCACTGGTGCGGGAACTTGATGGTGGCGAACTCCGAACCCATCTGGGTGATGAACCCTTCCGCTTTCAGGTCTGCTAGGAACCTGTCTTCGGCGACAGCCAGCTTGCGGATGGTGGACTTCTTGTTGTCCACAATCTTCCTGAAAGCAGCAAAAATCTGAGTCGCCCGTACATGACGGACGTCTTCGAGCTTCTCTTTCTCCTGTGCTATCTGTCGATCAGCACGCTTGTCACGATCGCGGATGCGCTGATCCAGCTCACCTTCCGGACGCCTGTACGTAAGCGTGACCGGCTCGTAGGGCTTGGCCGTCTCGACACGCTTCAGGGTCCTCGTGGTGATGATGCTCTCGCCACGACGAATCTTGTTCATCAGGTGAGCATCTTTTGGCGTAAACTCAAAGCCACCCTTCTCGTCGATGTCAATGACCATCTTGTTCTTGCGGAACCGGAAGCCGAAGTCGGTGAGCATACGCTTGATCGGCACGAAGAAGTCTTCCTCGAGACCCTGTGCGCGGAAAGTCTCAAGCGCCCAGCTCAAGTTCTGTGCCTCTGCCAGTGTCGGACGGTACGAACCCTCACCGTTGTAGTAGGCGTCAACGAACTTCTTAACGATGGGTGCAACGAACTGCTTGTAGTCAGAGTTCTTGCGCCACTTGGCACTGTTACGGCGGTGGTTGGCAGCAGCCTCGATCCGCTTGTTGTGTGCCTCTACTTTACGGGCGATCTCTTTGAGGTCTCGCCCCATCCCCTTCGCGTTGATACGCAGCGTCTCGCGTGCGGCGTAGGCGAACTCTTTACCGAACAGGTTGTCGCTGCCGCTGGCGATACGGTTTAGTGCCGTACTGACAGACTTCGCCAGCTTGACAGCGCCTTCATCGAAACGACGCAGCTCGTTGATGGCGTTACCGAGTTCGACCATTGACTCCGCCCACCAGATACCCATGATCTGATCGACGCCTGTCGGGGTAAGGTCGCCGTACTCGTCTACCTCCGGGGTGACGTTACGCAGGCGCTTGATGGCTCCACGGAGCCGCTCACCCAGCTGTTCGTAAATCTTCTTGGCCTCACCTTCACGAACCGCCTTCGTGTCTACGCCTTCTTCGTGCTTCTCTGTAACAGATGTCAGAGACTTGGTCTCACGCACCGTCTTGTTGTAGCCACCCTTCCCGCGCTTGGTCACATTGGTGACGATACGTGCTCCCTTAACACGTGAATCAGACTGTGACTGGTTACGCATACTGACGACGGCACGCATAATCTCTTTGATCTTCAGCGACGGGCTGGTTGCCTTCGCCTTGATCTCGGCCAGAGCATCGTCGTCAATACGTTTGTTGACGCTCATGCGGTAGTTCAGTGACTCCTCGAACGCCTGTTCCAACTCCGCAGGAGACAGCGCCTTCAGGTCTGCCTCGGTGGTCTTCATGTTGAAGAACTCAGTCTCGAGCATTACCTCGTCGGTGCCAGCAGGCAGCTCGGCAGCTCCAAACTCCTCACCGATCTGACGGGTCTCGCCCAGCAGCTCGATGGCTTTCTTCTCCTCCGGCGTCAGCTGTCGGCGATCGACACCGAGGAGGTCTGCAATCTTGTCAGCGTTATATCCCAGCTGTTGTACAACGGCGTCCTTGGTGAGACGGGCCTGACGAAAGACCTTCTCGACACGACGACGCGGCGCACCCGACCGGCGAGCACGCTTGACTCTCGCCAACGCTTTCTTCTTGTCGCGGTTAGCCTTTGAGACAACTGTTCCACGATGCTCAAGCGGGATGATGTCCTTGTTCTTGGCAATGAAGTCGGCAGCGTACAGCTCTTGCCACGCCTCGGCGTACTCCTTGGCGATGGCCTCATCCTTGAACTCAAGCGCATCAGGATGTACCTGCCCGGCGACAGCACCCTTGGCTTCCTTGTCCAGCGTCTCGGCAGCGAGCGTGAGCAGGTTCTTGGCCGCGTCCTCTCGGGTCTTGCCCTTGGACACAGCCTCGACCATCTCCTGACGTTCCTCGAACGGGACGGTCTTGCGAATCTCGTCGGCTACCTGCTCACCTTCTGTCTTATACGTAGCCTTTTTCTTTCGTGCAGCGATCTCGGCCTTCTGCTCATCCTGCGTGGCCTTGGTCTTCTGCTTAGGCATAGTGCGTATCGGGGTGACAGTAATGCGGGCATCAGCATCAGGCTGTGCCAGCTGGTACTCATCGGCCAACTGATCTGCATATCGCTCGGCTCTCCTCCTGTCGCTGAACGTACGGTCTTCGATGGTATTCCCGGCGTCGTCTGTGAACCGGACACGCATCCGGCCAGTTGTCGTCCGTGGCGTACCCCCAGTGGTACCCTCCGGCTCCGGTTCAGGCTCAGCGAACAGGTCGCCAGCCGCCATCTGCTCACGACGAGCAATGGCTTCTTCAGCCGTTAGTACACGTGTCTCACCACCCCACTCTTGCTGCACCTGTTGGGCTTCTTCGAGGGTGGAGACCAGCGTCTCTTGTTCGACGCCTCCATTCTCACCGATCTTCTGGACAGCCAACCGGCCATCAATCGGCTTGCCGGTACCAGCCCCGGTGATCTCACCGAGGATAGCTTGCAGGTCTTCCGGCGCACTCTGTGCCAGCTGATCCATCCAGTAGTCAGCGGTCTCCTCGTCGGCGAAGATCATGTCCCCGCCCCGGCCATCGAAGTCCTGCACCATCGGG